CCGTATGGACGTGTACGACGGGGCGACGAGGCAGACCAGTGTATAGATGCTAGTAGACACCCAGATCCGAGGCAGACTTGTGTGGCAAAGTGGTAAGAAGTGGGGAAAAGTGTCAAAAAACCCCTGTACGCCTAGGAAATCCCCAAATCCCTATCCTTAAGAGAGTAGTAGAGGATACCCGTGAGAAGACCCCAGAAAAGGACCCTAAAGTGCTCTCCACTAACCCCCTCCTCTGCGTGTGTTTTGGAGTGGGGGGGTCTCCGGGGGGACCTCATCCCCCTTGATATCCATGCCTTCCCAGAATTCTCGGGGAATTTCCCCAGCCAATCCTAGAAGTTTCTCTGCAGAGGCGCCCCGAGTTCTTTCCACTATACTCCCAGTCCATTGGGAGATTTGCGGGATTTTTTCCAAGATAACCCCGGTTTTTGGGAAATTTTTTCCAGTAAGATAGGGGAAAGTTTTGCTTATACCTCGGCAGAGGCGCCCCAGACTTTCATGAAAAAATCCTCAAAGTGCAAAGTGTCTGCAGAGGCGCCCCGAGACCATAAGTGCACCACCCCTCTAGGATTGCTCTTAGAGGATCTTGGAGTGGGGCTGAGGAGAGGGGTTAAGATTCCCTATGCTAGCCAAGCTGGCCGGGGGACTAAGACCCCCCTCCCCCCATTTCACTGGCGGCTGGGGATATTCACTAGAATTCCTAAGAGGCAAAAAATTAAAGTTTCCTCGGCGAGGCGCCCCTGCTGTTGGAGATCCGAGAAAGTTTCTGAGGCCGGGGAAGTCTTGGAATTACCCCTCCAAAAAAGTTTCGGAACCGGGGACTATCCTGGAATCCTCCCCGCAGCTGAGATGCTGCTGGAGGATTCCTCTGAGGCGCCCCTGCCCAAAATAGGGTGGTCCTAGCATCGGGAGTTTCTTAGAGAAATCCCCGTAGAAGCATGCAAATTCCCCACCTAGTAGGCTAGCTGTGGATTTTGCATGGGCGCCCCTGCAAAGCCTCCTCCAGACCTCCTCCCGAGATTTGGGTGGAGGACATTTTTCTGTGAGAGGGAGAAGGCTTAGATTTGCCTTATGAATAAAGGAGATGTCTTAAATGAAATAGCCGCTCTGGAAGAGAAGATAGTCAAGATCAAAGAGGACAAGACAGTATGGAGGATGATCTGGGCTGGGAGCACATATAATCATGGTCCTTATCTTAGAAGACTAGCCATTAATAGAATGCGGGCTAAGATTCGAAGGCTACAGGCTAAACTTTGAAACATTTTTTTCTTCCGAGGAGTTTGATTAAATTTGCCTTATCATTAAAAACACACACGATATGGAATTAGATCCTTTTTACGAGAGTTGCTGGAAACAAGTTGTACAGTTTCTGATTATGAAGATTATCAAGGGGTAGATGCCTTAGTGGCTATGGCCGGATTTCTTCAATATGCCAAGGATGAAGGTCTAGATAAAGACATTATCACTATCACCCTGGCGCACGACCTGGGAGGTCGCAAAGACAAGCTCATGCTTCCTCGCACTAGTGATTATTCTCAATATGCAAAAGAACTAGCATGACACCTAAGCCCAAGATCAGTGACACCCTTCAGTCTCTAGGCAAGAAGGTATTATATGTCCACACCTTCACTCCAAAGAATCCGCCTGGGATGGATTTTGTGGGAGAGCCCATTTCTTTCTCGGCCTTTTATAAGGCTGAGGATTGGCTCAAGAAGCTAGGCTATATTACTGGCAGTATGGAGATGAGCCATCCTATCGGCTTCGGTCCTGCCAGCTACTGGGACTATATTTCCAAATGGACAAACATGAATAGTGTGGAGCGTAGACAACTACACGGAGTGATGCTCTCGGATAATTTCCGGAGCGGAGAGGTACATGTGGTCTTCTGTGAGAGTCCATTAAAGAGCCTAGTGAAGGTAGTTCAGTTCAAAAATGTGACAATAAAGAAGAAGTCTGTTTAAACGAAACCCAAAAAGTTTAAACAGTTCTAAACTTTTTTGTTACGTTTTAATTATTATGATTATATTTGCGACATAATACATTAACGCAATGATTTTATCTTTCACTAAAATTTAAAGGTTATGACACCAAGTGAACTCAGAAACAGATTAATGAAACACGGACGACGTCCGCTCGGCAAACTGATTCAGTTCCCAACAAGACAAGAAGGCAAAATTCTTTTTGCTGACATTAAGAATGACAGAGCTTATTCTTATTTTCTTGTGGACATGATTACCAACAGTATCAGAGAAGGACATATCTACGAGCGATACCGTAAGAAAGTCTTTGGAGCATTTGATGTTCCAGCAATTCCTGTAGAGGAAGCCTGCTAAGGAGTTTGCCATCTGAATTAAATACGAGGGAAATGCGAAGACACACTTCGCATTTTTTCTTGTGAGGAGGTTTTCATAAATTTACCCTATCATTAAAACACACGACAATGACAAGAGAAATTTACACCTTCCAGAGTAAGTATAAAGCTTACCAAGTCTATCTTCGCTTCAACAAATACCGAAGCAACAATCGTACCTGTATTGAATTAAGAGAAGCTCAGAACCATGAGCCTATCCTAGTAGCTAGTGTTAACCTAGAGGACGCACCACTAGAGCCAGGAGAAATGCTTATCAAAGACTATTCAGAGAATGAAGGGGTATTAGACTTCCTAGTTTCTAATGGAATAGTTGGAAGACCTAAGCGTTGGTTCTCTAGCGGTTGGGTCACAGTTCCTGTTGTTGATTTACTTGTTAAACCCATTTAATATGTACATGATATTTAACTTGGATCCTGATGGAGATTGCTATAGTCTCCACGGCAAATTGGAAGATGCCCAATATGTGTTTCACCAAAAGGAGGAAGCCTTCAGAGAAGCGGTGAACAATAATCGTGGCGGAGTTGGTTGGGATGACTTCAAAACCATCCTTTGTAAAATCACTACTCCTGGTGACTTTGGCTTCGGTAGCTATGGAGATGTATATGGAATGGAAATTATTGATTCACTTAACTGGGACGACGAAATATGACAATCACAGACGCATTAAATGATCTGACCAAGGCTGGCGCAGACATCACACAAACAGGGGAAAACACTTTCCTGGTAAGGGATAATGGATTCCATGGATTCTTGGAAGAGGAAGATCCTTTCGAGGTTGATGGAGAAGAGCTACTCGAGATGTGGGAGCAATACGTAAACGACAAATAATTTCATATGACACTCACAGAATACTTAGCACAGACAGATCCGGTCCGCATGCCTCATGTGAGTCTGCAACCCCATGAGTATGTGCAAGGACATTCCTTTGGAGCAATCGGTAGTCGAATATCTGAGGTCTTCATTCATGCTGTGGGATATTCCTACTGTGTGAAGGAAGGAGACAGTCGACTTTATACTATTGACCGAGATGGCAATCCCAAATCGCCTTCCTGTTTCTATCTGAGTTAGAAAAACCAAACATAGATCCCAACCCAAAAAATCCGAACTAATCCTTCGGATTTTTTTGTGGACTCACCTACAGAAAATCCGCGGAACAGCCGCAGAGACGCAGGGGCGCCTCGCCCCGGCCAGATCGGGAAGATTTCTTTCTTCCGGCATTTTTTCTTTTCGCCCGGATTAGGTATATTTACATATAAATTAAAACACACGACTATGCACAAAGCAGTTATTCTTCTCACCAAAGCAAATGACTCTAAGATTGAGGCTTTGGAAAATGTCCGCAAATTTCTAAGGGGCTATGAAAACGATGTTTGGGATTGGTATGCTATCGGAGGTAGATGGAACAATCACTTAGCACCAGAGTTTGAAACCTGGCGAAAGATCGCACACGAAAAAATTCTCACACCGTTGAAAGGTGGAGGTATTGCTCACAACAACATCAAGGAAAAGCATGGAGATCTTCAAGCTGCTTGGAGAGCTTTAGGAATGGCAGGTCAACATCCTTATTGCGACCACTATCACTTACCCGAGGATGGAAACGTTTATGATGTGATGCCTTTAAAAGATTGTCTTTCATTTGTGAGCTCTTGGGTGCAAGATCCCAAGAAGGTGGAAGAGAAGCTCAATCACGACAAAGAGTATTGGAAAGATGATCCTAGTATGTTGGAATACTTGGATGGTTTATATCTGTCATATAAGGATGGTGAATTCAGTTTTGAATCTAATGTTTACAACATTGATACAGGTGAAGCTGAATCTCTCCCCAAGAATATCACCAACTATTGGGCGGTGATGGTAGACATGCACAATTAGATTTAGGTTGTTCGTTGTAAACCCAAGACTTTTTAAGTCTTGGGTTTTTTGTTGGGATAGGGTTTGGAAATCTGAATCGTCATATGTGTTTTTCTCCGGGGCGCCTCCGCGGATGTGGGACTTGTGGAACATCAGGAACATCTGGGACTTGTGGGACTTGTGGAACATTTTTTCTTACGGGGAGATTTTATTAGTTTTACACTATCACAATTAATGTCTCACACGATGAAAAAATTCCCCGAATTCCCACAGGATCCTCAAAGCATCGGATTGCTTAAAGGACTACAAAAACTTTCCCAAATGATTGGCTATCACAACGAGGATACCGATCTTAGTAACTGCGCTCGATATCTGCTACTCATTAGTACAGCACCTGAGAGACATCCAGAATTTTATTTCTCACTCCATCAGAAACTGCAAGATCCAATTCAGGACATCAGCGAGTTCTATAATAAGGCAGTATACAGTAGAGGCGAGAAATACATGCTTAAGGTTCTCAATGAAGAGATAGGAAGTTTTGCACACTTCTTTGATCAGTTTCAATTACTCATGTATTCGATTAACGAAAGAGCTAACTGGGACGAAAGGTTAGCACCATTCAATAGCCTGCTTTGGGGTTTCTATTGTTCTCTATTTGATGCTGAAATGAGACAGGATTTCTTTATGGGTACCTTTGCATTCACTCAAGGATATTACTTAGAAGAAAAATCTCAGTTTAACTAATGCCACCCAGAGGAAGAATAGACAGACTGCTCATATATTATTACTATGAGACCATGAAGTTCTTTTGCGAGGCAACTGATATCCGTGGTGGGCAAACCCACATGGATAGAATGATGCTGAAGAGGAAGAGGATAAAGGGATGGACTATTCTTATGAATATGGATGCCTTGGGAAACGTCACAGAGTTTAGCAAGGAAGACCTGGCTAATTTCATTCTGGATGTTCTCAAAGACCCTGAGATAGATGATAGAGAACTTCACAGGTTTCTGAATGCAAATTTCCACGGGTCTGTAAAAGAAGTGACATTTGAAAAAATTTCCCCTTAAACATTTTTCTATATGGGGGATAATTCATAAATTAGCATTGTTATTAATTTCAAAACCATAAATTTTAACTCACATGGCAAAAAATCTCACATTTTCCAAAAACGGCGTTCCAATGGGACGCAACAAGTCCACAGCAGAAAACAACTCTAGCCGTTGGACAGCTCAAGAAGACAACTACCTTAAAATGGCTTTGGCAGAAAGTCTTCCTTCGGTAGAAGTAGCAGCCAAGCTTGGTCGTAGTATTGCTTCTGTTGCAACTCGTAAATGGACTTTAAAGCTTGAAGGACGTTTCGGTAATTCACCTAAAGGTTCTACAGGAAACTTTAAGTCAACCGCTCGTACTCGTAACAAAGCAAACCAAACTGCTACCCCTCCACAAGGTATTCAGCTTTTCAAAATTGAAACCGGCGTGCCTTTACCAGCTCGCAACGGTCGCAACGAGCAAGCTCGCAGTCAAGTCCGTAACATCTTTAATCAAATTCAGATTGGTCAATCATTTGTGGTTCCCAAGAACATGGTTCATGTGGCACAATATATTGTCAACAAGGAATTCCAATCCTACAAGATTCGCACTTCTGCTACTTCAGCAGACAAGAAATTCTTTAGAATTTACAGAGTGGCTTAATATAGGTTTTGAATTCCCCCTAAAGGGCCTGGAATTTTTCCGGGCCTTTTTTTGTGGGGTAAAGTAACGTATGAGAAAAAATCCTTTCCCGATCGTTGCGGGATGAGGCGCCCCTGCCGATAATCCGAGACGGTCAATTTTTGGGTTTAAAATTTCCGGATTTTAATTCCCGAAATTTTCGAAGGATATAAAGCTATTATGATTATATTTGAGGTATTAAACCATTTGCCTTGGTTTAGAGCTTAAAATTTAATGGGTTAGTAAGTACAAAAAAGTCAGGTGGTTCCTGACTTTTTTACTGTGTATGGGTTCGCATTTTTTACTCTGAATCTGAATCTTTAGATTTACGCTATCACACAAAACGTACTTTTATGTATTCAAATTTTGAACCAACTAAACGTCCACCTACCGCTAGAGAAAAGTCTATCCGATTCAAATACGGATCATTGTTTATTTTCTCAGCACTCTGTGCAATCGCCCTGGGAGTTTTATATAACAACCAGAAAATAAACTATAAAGAGCAAGTAACAGAAATTGGTGTTTTAAGAAAACAAGTTGATAGCTTACAGCATCTTTCCGATTCTCTATATGCTGAAAATTTTCCATGCCAAGTTGAACTGGGAAGATATCAAATAGCATATGAGATATTCCTAGAAAGGAATAGAAAAGCTGCAGAGCAGTACGGAACTATCATATCGGAGGAAACAGAGTAATCACTTTTTAAATCATAGAACTATGGGATACTACGAAATTGTTAGAAGCACTCCTGGAGGCACCGTTAAGAAGCCAAAGCCAAAACCTAAAAATAAGAAGTAGTTATGAGTAAGCGATGGGAACATTACAGAGAGAAGTATAAGGACTATGAAAGAGAGAATACTCTGAAAGGATGGATCAAACACATCTATCTCGTTTTCTTGTCATTATTAATTAAGCCTCCAAGAGTTTAAAGAAAGTCGTGTGTGAGTGTCCAATTGGACGCGGGCCTGCAGAGATGCAGGCTTTTTTTGTTGGAATACATAACGATGTAACAACTATAATCGTTATGAAACAATACTATGAACTTGGAGAGATATTCTCACTGGATGAATGTCATAAATTAGCAGAGGAGGTTCTATCTTATAGAACTGCCGGAGCAATCACGGAAGAGACCGATACAAGGTTCTATCGCAACTCCTTTGGTGGTAATACCCCAGGTTCATGGGAAGTGCTTAGAAGACTAACACCACAGATAGAAGAGATCACTGGTGTGAAGTTAAAAGAAGCTAATCCCTATTGTCGCATCTACAATAACGGATCTACCCTACATAATCATGTGGATAGAGAAGGTTTAGATTGGACTATCTCTGTTTGTCTTTTCACTAGTCTCAAACATGATTGGCCTCTCTATGCAATAGAAGGAGAAGAGATTTTATCTTTCCCTACAAAATTGAATCAAGCGTGTCTAATGAATGGACGCAAACTTGAACATTGGCGGGCGCCCCTGCAATGCTCACCTGACGAGTTTGTGATTCAGATGTTTCTACACTGGACAGAGGTTCCGTAACATTTTTATCTACCGAGTCGTTTTCGTAAATTTGTATCATGAACGAAGAAGGATCGAGTATGAGTTATGCAAAAGTAAATACCACAATTTGTTTAAGGGGACTTATCTTCCCAGCAGGTACTTTGGTTAGAGTTTGGGAAACAGGAAGAGTAACTTCTATCCAACCTGTTGCAACTAATCACGAAGTGCTATGGTATTCTTTACCTAAGATTCACTTAAATCATATCATCCCATTGGAGAAGTGGTGGTGCAAAGGAATTGATTACGGATTACTTTAATTTCAAAAAACACACGACATGAAAAAAGAAGCATTAGAATTAGTTCGCAGAGTCTATCACCTTTTGAAGTGGGATATACCACATCCAAATCTAGAAGAGATTTTTGAAGCATCTAGAAATCAAGCAAGGATGATTGCCAATTATATGGCGGAGAAAAATCCAGAGATGCAGGAAAAGTATGACATGCTTAAAGCTGAGATCGATAAAATAGAAGCTACAGCTTTCTTAAAATTTTAATCATGAGTCAATTCCAAGAAGCAAGAATGTATGGCGTTGTCGATGTCCCTAGATATTGTCAATGGTGTTTCAGAGTTTTTGTCAATCAGTATAACCCAATTCTCATTCAAACCTCGGGACAGCCTATGGATGTTTATTGGAGTGGTGCATCTCTCATAGTTGAAATGCAGAATGGACAACTCCGTAGATACTTCGGATTGGGTTCAGAAGATTTTGAAATCGTTTACATATGATACGTAGAGACTTTCCCAAAGACAATATCAGTCCAAGAAACCACGAGGGCAAAGTAATTGGAGGTGGCATGTACTTCATAATACACATTATAAGAATGCTATTACTTCTTGTAACCTTTCCTATTCGTGCATTTATATACATGCTCAATCCCTTCGCCTCTAAGAACGTCAGAATAAAAGATTAGGATGGACTTGACGCTAGCTTTAGTATCCGGTATATTAGGAGTTATTGTAATTAGAACAATAGCATTGGAGATCTTAGTATTGAAACTCAAAGGCAAAAACAAGCTATTATGTAGAGAGAATCACAGATTAAGAATTAAACTCCAAGAGCATGAAAACAGTACAAAAGGGTGAAGACATTAAAAGAGTAAAAGATGAAGAAGCGGAATTATTCGTAAAATCCCGTGGCTATCAATACGTTCCTAAATCAGTTTGGAAAGAATTTAAAAATGGACCGAAACAATCTGAAGACTCAGAACTAAAAGATAAGAAGTCCAAAGGAAAGAAAGACTAATGAAAAACCAACATAAAGATCTTCAGTACCGAATGCCAACATTAGGTGCTGATGTAGCAGACGTCACGGAATGAGGATTCTAAGTAGTCTTGCTAGGGAGAACGGTTTAGTCGTGTGAATCGATTTTCCCAAAAAAGAGAAGGTCCAGCTTAAAAACTGGACCTTTTCCCTTGTAGGGGCCATGGTTAGGACCCCGCCCGCGTACGTGCGTATTTGCATTTTTTTCTCTTGAGGATTATTCATAAATTTACCTATCACTAAAAAATCACACGATATGCAATTAGAAATGGAAGACTACCACAAAGTAGCAGAAATGGAGTTCATTAAATATGGTAACTCTATGGTTTTTGGAACTCTTACACAAGAAAATATCTCTCATATTGTTCAAGTTGGCGCTTCAGTCATGATGACTAGGGACAAATTTTTACAGGGAGGTAGCTTTGTACAATCGGTAGTAGATAACGATCTTCAGGGTGCAGTAAATAGAGCAGATGCTGTTATCCGCAGAGCACTTGTATTTATGGTATATCTAAACTCACACGTGAGGGCAGAGCTAGAAATAGAAAATATGAAATCACCATCTTTTGAAACAATCTAAAGGATAGATAGATTATGGAAAACGAAAAATTTCAAAAGGTAGCAAAGGCAGTTTTTTTAATAGCCGCTTTTGCGTTTGGATTTTGGATTCTCTCATTTGGATTCAGACTCATTTGGGAAGCAGCTAAATCCATGTATCTGAACTGGTAAAAATCTGTCCCGGATTTTTAGAGATGCTCCAACGGAGCATCTTTTTTTGTGGGCATCCGCAGAAGTTGCTGCACGATGCTGCAATTTCCTGAGGCGCCCCTGCGTTACGAATCGGATCAACTTTCTTTTTTCTGCATTTTTTGTAACAAGAGTTTTTTCTTAATTTGCCCCATAAACACACGACACCATGAATCTAATCTATCAACTCGGGGAAAACCTATTCATCAAAGGAGATAAGGTTATCAGCTACGAAACGCACGTAGCATCTATTAAGGATAACATCATTTACGAGTTTGGAAAGTTCTCTAGAACAACTAGCAAACACATTTCAAGAGTGGCAAACATCCTTAAACTGCCTGTTAAGACTGTTAACAAGAACGTTGCATTTTTCAAGTATGAAATGGGAATCGAACCTTTTAAAATGGAAGGTGCACTTTCACCCAAGACAGCAATTCCTTTTTTACTGGAAGGTATATCCACTAAGGCACAGGTACTTAGTTATGTTGTTAGAAACACGGAGACACTTCCAAATAAAGATTGGTCGCTTATAAAAGAGATACTAGAGATTGATCCAAAGACACCACATCCCAGATTAGGTGGGAAACCTCAATGGACTAAAATCATTTAATCACCAATAAAATCACACGACAATGCAAACTAAAGTCTATTATGAAATGTTCTCCAATGCTGGAGAAAAGGCATGTCAATCACTCGTTGATGGGATCTCAAAGAAGATTCAGGGCAAAGAGAGAATGACTAAAGAAAGAATCAAAGAACTCTATGATGCTGGGAGAAAGAAGATCTCAGAGAAACATGGAGAAGTTTATGACACTGAACCACGTGGGCACATCGCACACCAAATTAGCAAAGCTCTAAGAGACTCTGGTTATGGATTCTATCTTAACTCTTGGGGTGATGTTGAAGATGGTCTATACGACAGCTAAATAAGTCTTTCCAATCTTTAGATTGGTTTAGGTAAGGCCTGGGTTTCTACCCGGGCTTTTTTGTGTGGATGGGTTTTGGGAAAAGTTGCAGCTGCATGCTTTTTTCGCTGGGGCGCCTCAACTGATTCACATCAGCGTGTGGTGTAATTCCAAAGGGGCCATAATCGGGACCCCGCCCGCGTAGGCACGTGCGAGAGGGAATTTATGTGGACATTTTTTCTTATCGAGGATTTTTTCTAATTTTATCCTATTAAATAAAAAGGTACATTATGAAGTTATGGTTTTACGGTTTAGCTGATTGTCACGGTGTGGAATCATTCGTACACGAGGTTAGTCCAATAGCCAGAGAGCTATTTTTTGCCCCAGAGGAATCTGAGGATGTGTTAGCTGGACAATATGCGATGTGCCTAAGAGCTCACGCAAATCCACAAAGGCATGCAGTAGCTTATCGTGTGAAAATGGAGGAGAGCAAATCAATCGAAGTACAAGAAATGTTAAAGAAGACTCAGTATGTTGAGGCATTGAGATTCATTAAAGAGAACATGGAAGAACTTCAATTGGGCACTCAATATACTACTAAAAAAGCAGCGGAGAAAAACTGGAATATGATACCAAATCCAGATTTGGATCCGTACCATGAAGATAATGATTCTTAAATCTTTTATGGCTTGGATTTCGGGAGTGAAAGAAAAGCCGGTTGAAACCAAAGTCAAGAAAACCTTTCCACCTCGAGATGCTAGTCTTTGCTCATTCAACGAATGGACAGAGATCACCCAATTCTCCTCGCTCTATGAACCCAATTTCAGGAACCAAGAAAGATTAGATCCCATCAAAAAAGAAGTGAGAGAAGCCAACAAGCATTTTTAACTTCAGCGGGGATTTATTAGATTTGCCTTATTTAACACACGACTATGCACAACAAATCTCACAAACTCGATTCCGCTTCCTTCCGCACATTCATGTTTCAAGGTAAGGCATTCTTTACCCTGCACAACATCGAGAAGGACACCCACATCACATTCCGGATTCAAACACCCAAGCGTAAACGCGGCCAACCTGAAGAGACCCGTTACTTTGAGGTCTACGTCAAGGCTTTGAATGACAAGTACGCAGGCAACAAATATGTTGGACGCATTGACCGCAAGGAACGTTCCTTCAAACCATATGGTTATGTGGAGCGTGACCATGTTGGTATTCAAACTATTGAATGGTTGATTCGCAATTGGAGTCACTTGGAGGAATATGAGAAAGGAGAGAAGCTAGCAATCTATCACTTGGGCACATGCTGTAAATGTGGATTACCTCTCACAGTCCCTGAAAGTATTCAAAATGGGATTGGACCACAATGCATGAAATATCGGGAGGGTAAATCCATTGACCTTCTTAAAGAGCTTGGCTTCTATAAGCCAGCAACCGAATATGCGGAGTTGGTCTATAATGCTCTTGAACTACGCCCGGATCTTTTCGATAAAATCTTTGTCCCTGATGTTATCCGTAGAGCTAACAAATGGTACAAGCTCATGGATAAACTGAGCAACGATATAGGTCTTTTCTAAAAGACAGTTTTCATAGGTACAACGACCCTGGGTTTCTACCCGGGGTTTTTTGTGGAGTTAGGTAAAGTGAATTTTCTCGGACCGTCCGAGAATTCGGCGAGGCGCCCCGGCGAAGTTCAGGTGTTTTCAGGTGTTAACAGTCTTTACGGGTTGCATTTTTTTCCTCGAGGAAATTATTATAAATTGGACTTATTAAATTACTTACTAAACCCATTATCAAAATGACACACCAGTTTAACTTCTTTGAATCCCTAGATGGAAGGGAACTATTCCATTGGTTAGGTACACCATGTTTTATTTCAGATTACTACCAGAAAGAAAACGATAATCTAGTTCAGATTACATCTTATGATGGTAGAGTATATGATGATGTCCCAGAGAGGGATTTGGAAAGTATGTCCCCTGAAGACATGGTAGGATTAGTTTAGAATTTTTTCATAGGTTAGATCAAATACACCGGCCTGGGTTTCTACCCGGGCCTTTTTGTGTGGACCCATTTTGAACCAGGACTTTCACAGAGACTTCACAGAGACTTCGCGGTGAGGCGCCCCTGCGGTTTTATTTGCATTCACACCCGGAACATAGCATAAGGTTTGGCGAGAAAAAAATTTTCAAAAACATTTTTTAATTTGGAGGTTTATTATTAATTTAGCCTCGTACTTAAAAAAACACGACTATGTTACAAACTTCAACCCCGGGACCATCAATCCCACAAGCTTCAATCGAAGCTCTCAAAGAAAACCTTAAGAAGGGACCAGTTCGTTTCGCATTCCGTAAAAAGGATGGATCACTCAGATTAGCCTATGGAACTTTGGACATTAACAAAATTCCTTCCGCTAACCATCCAAAGGGTAATTCAGCTTCTCCTAAAATTCTTCCATTCTATGATTTGGAAAAATTCGCTTGGAGAAGCATTCAAATTGGTCAACTCGTTTTCAGTTAAAAAGAGGAGTTAATAAATCAAGAGCCTGGGTTTCTACCCGGGCTTTTTTGTGGGGTAAGGTTTGGGAATTTTGCTAGCGTATGTGAATCGAGACGAGGCGCCCCTACCGATACACATACGGATCAGGAACTGGGTCGAAACTTTTTTCCGAAACATTTTTGTCATTCGAGGATTTGTCATACATTAGCCTCATAAAACAATTTTTTAATCAAAAATCACACACATGAAATTAACTAAAGCGCAAGTTGAAGCTGTCGTTTCTGAAGTAAATGATCGTATCAACAGAGCAACACAAAGCCAAATTCATCTTTTCAAAGGCAAGGATGAATGGGAAAAAATCAAGACAATAGTTAAAGAGTATCAAAATCTTGAGAAGAGCTTAGAGAAGGCCAAAGAAGCGGTAGAGAAGTTGGAAAGCGATTATGAGGACTTTGAAAGTGATGTTGAAGCAAGGATCCAAAGGTTTGAAAAGAAGTTCGGTGTGGATGTAGATTGGAAGTGGATTGAGGATAATGAGGAGCCCACTTTCAAAATGGAATTCAAAGATCTCACCCAGAAAATCGAAAGAACAGTTACCTTGCTGGGGATTGATAGTAAAGAAAAGATTACCAGTGATCTTCTAATTGAGAAGATGGTAGATAAGTTTTCAACTGTGTAGTAAATATAGATTTCAAAGATCCAAGGAGCCCAGATTTAGGTCTGGGTTTTTTGTGGGGTAAGGTTTGGTTTTTTCGGAGACGGCGTGAAGTAATACGATGAGGCGCCCCTACCCGCAATATTGGGATTCGATTCGTTAGATTTCTTTGAGGAAACATTTTATTTTTCCGTATAACTTTTATAGATTTACGGCATAAAATAAAACATATGCTTACTGAAGAACAAAGAGTAATCTTTAGAGAAATCTTAGATCTGAATTGGGAGTTTAGCCACACAGAAGAGAACTGGGGCGTTAAATGGGATATAGCCAGAAAACTCAATCAGAGAAAGAAAGATCTTAAAATGAGTATGGGTGAAGAAGCTTATGATCACTTCATGAACATGGGCAGGGAAATGTTCTCCCCGAGGAAAGAAGAAGTTGCCGAGGAGATTTCATAAAAACATTTTTAATTTCAAGAGTAGTAAACTAAATTTGCAAACTAAAACGTAAACAATATGCCAAGGAGACCAAAGAAAGGAAAATCATCAGATCTGTTGTTAAGAAAACTAATTGGTAAACTTGATCCGATCGAGACAACCCTCTTAAGAGAACGTATAGTTAGAATCTGTGAAATGAGCAAGCAGGATATGTTAATGAATCCCGATAAGTATTCAAGGGGAATTATTGCTTCGCATTTGTTAGAAGCCTTTTATAATAAATGTTTAGCCCAGCTGAGTTATGAGAGCAGAGATTCTGCAGAGCGTGCACCATCCACTGTAACTGAGCCTGTGGTTGAAGAAAAAGAAGAGTTAGTGATTTCTTAGTTTGTTTTTTGATTACAAGGGAAGCCGGGTTATTCCGGCTTTTTTTGTGGAGAGGGGTATCCCGGGAGACCCCGCACGCGTATGAGCGTGCGAAGTAGATATATAGTAACGACTCCTGAATCCTTACCCTGACGAAAGCAAAAACCCGGACGTTTCTACGTTCGGGTTTTTTATTGTCCCAAACTTTTGATGTTACAACATCTGTCTGCGGGATGAGGCGCCCCTGCTAGTTAGATTGTTTTAAAACAACTTAACTATGGTTTTAATTTGGATAACATTTTTAATCCTTGAGGAATTTCGTTAATTTAGCCCTTCTAAAATCAAAGATTATGTTATTAGATGAAGAACCAGTGATAACGGAAGAAGAATTATCAGATGTCTCGATTGAAGATCTGCTTGGTTCATCATTAGTTGTCTATAACGACGATGTAAACACTTTTGAATGGGTAATTGAGTGCCTTTGTAGCTATCTAAAGCATTCACGTGAACAAGCAGAACAATGTGCTTGGCTTATTCACACCAAAGGGAAATGCAAGGTTAAAAGCGGAACTAAAGAGGAATTAGAACCCTATAAAGATGCTCTCCTCGATTCTGGCTTGTCAGCAACGATCGAGTAGCATTTTTTTATCCAGAGGCAATTTAATAAATTTGCCTCATAAAATCAAATGTATGGGAACAATTTTCAAAAATCTACTTCACAAAATCTCAGGCGATTCTAACCTCAACATTCCGTTGGTAGTTAGGGTTCGCAGGGTTCAAATGGAGCGCGAAGGCTTTAACACCGACCATATTAATTGGGAACATTACACCAAAGTATTGGAGGCCAAAGCTGAAGTGCTGAAACAACAATAAGTTTAAGTGGTTCTGGTTACATAAAGACCCTGGGTTTTACCCAGGGTTTTTTGTTGGGTAAAGTCTGGGTAAAACTGGATAAGCGCTGGGTAAAGTTGCTGCGGCGCCCCGGCAGAACCGCATGAACCCGATGTACCGGTTGTACCCGATGTACCGGATGTACCGGATGTTCAGTTCGCATTTTTTTATATCGGGGAGATTTCATAAATTGCCTTATAATTAAAAATACACACGACATGGAAAAATCAGTCACACTCAATTTCAGCCACTTCATTTGTAAGGGCACTGCACAAATCACTCTTTGGGGTGGGGATCAAGGAACAATCACTATGGATTCATTCAGAATATCGGAAGGTTACACCGATGCGGATCTTAAAGCTTGCCTGAACGATGGCGGGTTTGGTTGTGAATCTATTGATGGTGCGGTCGTTGACATCTACGCAGTTTACAGTAACTATGAATCTCAAACAACCCGTTGGTATGAAACAAGAGTTATTGGTAGAGTTAATGAAGAGTTATTAATGGAAGCTTAGGTTTGGTTATGGTTAGTTGATGAGCTTGGACTTAGGTCCAAGCTTTTTTTGTGGGGTATTGAAGAAAGCCACACGCTAGCGTGCATCGGTTGCGGCGCCCCGACCAATAACAGCTACACGCTAGCTTTTGAATACATATAGTTATGAAACACATCCGAATCTTTGAAGAGTTTGAAAATGAAGGTGAATACATTCCTCCGATACAAATAGAGTGTAATAAATGTGGATGGAATTGGAACTCCACCGAAACCAATCCCAAAGACCTGTATATCTGTCACAAGTGTGGAGCGGATAATAAGGATTTTTACAAACCGGAAGAAGAGTAGTTGCGGCGCCCCGGCGGTTGGATACAGGACAATGCCCTATACTTTTTTTCTTGCGGCATTTTTTCTTTTCGCCTTTTTATATTACTTTTATGTCATACTAAACAACACGACTATGACAGATCAAGAACAATTCGAGCATCTCAAGAAAGAGATAAAGAACCTCAACGGAAAAATCTTTATCTCATTCGTTCATCCAGGACTTTATGGTCCACTCAGAAATCTCAACTTCATTTTAGAAAACCCAGATCCGGTAGAACTAAACAAGTATCTTAAGGAAGGCTGGCACAGAATAGTTGAAGATATTTGGAAAGAAACCCTGATGGCAACTCAACCTATGGTCATGCCTTGGGAAATGACTTTAACTGCTGAAAAAACCCCAAAGGTTTTCAAAACAATTAAAGATGCTGAAACCCATATTAGGCATTTACTTAAGACCGGAATTAGTATGACTCAAGATCCTTTCTATTACAGATTAGGAATTCACTAACCTCAAAACTTTAAACCCTTGGAAAAACATCCAAGGGTTTTTTGTGGGGTAAGGTTTGGGAAATTCGCTAGCGGATGTGAAACGGGATGGGGCGCCTCAGCAAGTATACATCAGATCTACACATTTTCAGGAAGGGGTATCCGGGGAGACCCCGCCCGCGTACGTGCGCTGCGAGGCGCCTCGGCAAAGTCAACCTATGGTTTACCTATGGTCTATTCCTTTTTGAGGCATTTTTTTGTTTTACCCCAATTGATTATATTTGGGATAACTAATACATCTTTATATGACACAAGAAAAAGACCCATTAATTGGAAAAAGAATTAAACTAATTAGAATGGACGATCCTTTCCCGGTTGAACCAGGTTCCGAAGGAACTATAGAATCAATTGATGGGATGGGACAGATTTGGGTACATTGGGATAATGGAAGAGGTTTAGCCATTATACCGGGTACGGATGAGTATGAAATAGTTTAAGTGTGTTGAAGTCTTTTGTTTAAAAGTTTAAACAAAAGATTAAACGAGCCTGCAGAGGCTCGTTTTTTTTTGTGGGGTAGTATTCCAAACCTCAAAAAATAGCTACACGCTAGGTTTTGAAGCTGAGGCGCCCCGACTGGAAAAAACCAAAAAACCCACTTTATCCAGAAAAGGCGCCCCTGCGGTATAGAGGCGGACAAAAACTTTTTTCGTGGGCATTTTTTTATTTCGCCTCTTTATAGTATATTTACACCATAATCAAATATCACACACATGACAACATCAATTAAAAAAGCAAGCAACTCAGCTCTCTCAAACGGAACATCTTTTCACGGACACGTTTTCAGGGCAACACCCCAACAACTCACTGACCTTTTTGGACCAGCCCATTATTCAGCTAATGATGGCGAGGACAAAAGCAATTTTGATTGGACAATGTTATTGGGCGAGGAAGTTCCGTTTACAATTTATGATTGGAAAGAATACCGCACATTAAAAATGAATGAAAAGGTGGAATGGCATATTGGGGCTAAAGACCCTTTTTTTGCAGGTTTGGCTTTATCTGAAGTAATCAAGCTTTTATAGGAACAGAGGAATTTAGAAACCCGGATCTTTTTAAGGTCCGGGTTTTTTGTGGGCTAAGGTTTGGGAATTTTCTCGGACCGTCCTAAAATCTGGCGAGGCGCCCCGGCCGGTATGCAAACTTTTTGCATACTTTCCAAATTGCATTTTTTTCTTTCGGGGAGATTTATTAATTTAGCCTCATAATCAAACACACACACTATGTCACATTTTCAAGTTACCCTCGGACAACAAATTTCAGCTTTCATCAACGAAGGCAAGATCATTGGAGATTACGAGCACTGCTCAGGCTTCTATGATTGGTTCTGTTCAGACCGCGCATTAGAGGCCAAAGCCAAATCACTAATGCCTAAGGTTATCAAATTCGTTAAGGCCAAAGGAATCGACCCTAACCGCCATTACGTGTGGTTCAAAAACAACTGTCCCATTAACGGACCTTTGTATGATGATTTCCGTATTGCCTCGCTAGAGACCGGAGATAATGTGTTCTGTGTTACACCCAAATCCGGACACACCGACAGAGCAGAAGTTTACGGCCAGGAGAATCTTTGGAACGGGCCAATCCATCAGGCTAACACCTGGACAGAACTAATAAGAGCAATTTAATTTTTCATAGATAGGTTGATGTTTTTAAAGGCCTGGGATTTTATCCCAGGTTTTTTTGTGGGGTAAGGTTTAGGAAATTTGCTAGCGTATGTGAATCGAGACGAGGCGCCCCAGCATGTATGCATGTGAGCTGCACACTTGCATTTTTTATTATCGGGGAAATTTTATAATTTTACCTCACACTTAAATCACACAAGCATGCAAGCAAACTTAGAAATTGAAATCCCAGAGGATTTCATCACAGCAGGAAAAGAACTAGCTCTTTCAGATGCAAGGATCCAAGAGATCTTTGAAGGATGGTTACACCTTATAATTTATGAAAGGATTATTCCTGATTATCTAGAAGATATGATACAGGATTTACCTGAGGAAGTGAAGGAGTAAGTATTTAAGATCCCGGGATTCACATCTCGGGATTTTTTGTGGGGTAAGGTTTGGAAAAAGCTAGCGTGTAGCTGAAAACTGTTGCGGCGCCCCAGCAAGTATGCATCAGGTTTGCATACTTAACTTCTCTTGCATTCGGGGGATACCCGGGAGACCCCGCGCTCGTGCGAGAGAAAAAAGAGTGAATCAACCAAAATCGATGATCGATCGATTCAAATCGTTGCGGCGCCCCTGCAGGTTAATCCATTTTTAGACATTATTATAACCTGAGGGTATTTCGGGGTACATTTTTCTTTTTGCCCCGGATTTCATATATTTACATCATAATTAAAAACATACACCATGAGCAAAAGGGATTTAATCGATCTAACCAAACAATTTCTCCGTCAAGAGGGCATCACAGATGACTCTTACATCATTTCATTACAAGGACCTACCTTTATCTTCACTTCAGGAATAAAGTTAGCTACGGGCATTAAAAAGAAGTTAAAAGAAGCTGGTGTGTTGGTTATGGGAGGATAAGTTTATCCTTCCGAAAAAGAAAAAACCTGGGAGACCAGGTTTTTTTGTGGGGTAAGGTTTGGGAAAGAATCAAAAAATGGATTATCATTCAGAGGCGCCCCGACTGGAAAAAACCAAAAATTGGGTTTTATCTAAATAAGGCGCCCCTGCGGTAAAAACCAAAAAAAACCAATTTTTCCAAATGAGGCGCCCCGGCGGTTTGCAAATCCAAGGATTTCTGGGGTTATAATGTTGGAAAAGTTAAAGTCGTGTTAGAACGAATAACAATTTCAATTGCATTTTTTTGTTTCGAGGAAAATCCCTAATTTAGCCTCATTAAAACATCACACACCATGAAAAAATTCTTACAAACCACAGCATCTTGGTCATTCCTCTTATTTGGAATCCTTACCATTTTAATTCTTTGCGCCGAACCACCCACTGGCCCAGCAGATGAACCTTATATTGAGCATGCAATGTTTGTCAAAACCTGGGGTGGGATAATTCTCGGAACCTGGATTGGCTTAATAGTCACTGCTGTGACCTGTGGATCCATTTTAAGGTTTAAATATGAAGATGACTAAAGCATTTTTTCCCTTCGGGGAAATTTATTAATTTAGCCTCGTACTTAAACAACATCCCATGAAAGCACCCTTTAGATTAACCTGTAAAGGAGGCGTCTACGAAGCAGACACCTTCTTCTCCCTCGTCATAGAAGTTCTTAAACACCGATTTTGGCATTTAAGAACTCACGGTAAATGGATAGACTAATTTCTTCCCCCCGTTTCTCAAACCAGACCTAGTGTCTGGTTTTTTTGTGGGGTGGGGAACCCGGGGAGACCCCGCACGCGTACGAGGGTTTTTGAGGCGCCCCAACCAAGAGAGCTAAAAAACCAAATTGCATGCATGCATAGGAATAGGCGCCCCTGCCCGCTTGCACATCTTTCACACATCTTTTTTCCCCTGCATTTTTCTTTCTCGAGGAAAAGTCTTAATTTAGCCTCATCATTAAATAACCACACTATGTTAAAAGAACAATTCAACCGAGTAATCGAAATCTACCAATCTCTAGATGGAATCGAACAAGCCGCCTTCTCCTTTTGGAGTTTATGTGTAGCTGCATTTTATGGTACACTGGTTTACATTTTGTATTTAATAGGAAAAGAAGGGATAGAAAAATTAAGGAGAAGTAGAAGTTAATTCACACAAGTATTCATTCATTTTAAAAAAGTCCCAATGGGACTTTTTTTGTGGGGTAAGGTTTGGGAAAAGTGAAAAGTTAGGATTATCATTCCGAGGCGCCCCGACTGGAAAAAACCAAAAAACCAAGTTTAACTTGAAAAGGCGCCCCTGCTGGAAAAAACCAAAAAACCCAATTTTTCAAAATGAGGCGCCCCTGCCCGCTAGCCATTCGCTAATGGCACTTGTAACATTTTCTCTCGGCATTTTTTCTTTTCGCCTCTTTACATTACTTTTACCCTATCAATCAAAAATCACACACAATGAACACAGCACTTAAAATGATTCTCGCCGGAGTATCCACCGCCATCCTTCTTATTCTCATGCTTTGGAAGGGATTTGAAAACGCTCCCATTTTCGAAAGCGTAGCAGCTGAGATAACCTTCGCTTCCATTCTTTTCGTCGCCACCATGCTATTCACCCTTGGGGGTATTAGAGAGTTATACCATAACTCCTATGGGAAGCGACCCCAAAAATTTTAACCATGGATTGTCAGTTGTGTAAGTATAAGAGAGATGAACCCGGCACGCCTTATGTGCGTTGCCGGGCCATCAAAGAACATCCCGCTTTCCACAAGCTCTCCATAGATGAAAAGGGAGCGTTAGAGTTAGGCGTGTCAGCCACAGGAAGGTTTCCTTATCTCACCAAAGACAACAAACCACTGATTGAGATTCATAAAGGTCCAGACTGCTTCTGGCCCACATCATATGATCCGGCAGATATTGGAGATTGCCACTTCATGAAGCTCCGCCCAGATGCTGTCTCTTGGGAGAGGATAAAATAATCCTCAATAACATTTTTTTCTTTTGGAGGTGTTTATTAATTTACATGCACACTAAAACACTTTCCCATGTTAATTCATCTTCCCTCTGTCGCTTCTTTCATCGACACCTCAGACGCCTTAGTTTACGCCGCTTACCAAAACGGTAACGTGGATCACGATTCCGCCACCTCTATAGCAGACTGTTCAGAGGTCTGGTTTTCTTTGCTCTCTCACCGAGACGCTGAGATAGTGGAGATCGTGGAAAGATATCTACAGCTGAACATCAGCTTTCTAGTTAGAGGACTCGCAAATTAATGTCCAGTACAGCATAATCTTATGAACGGAATTTCTTACATTTGCCTCTCAATACAAACAAAAGACTTTAAAGAATAGTTCATAGGTGTGTTAGTAAGTGTAACTCTCCCTTCGGGGAGAGTTTTTTTGTGGGGTGAACCAGAAGGGTCAAAAACGGTGACCGCTTTTGACTGCGCGGCGAGGCGCCCCGGATAGAAAAACCCAAAAATTGGATTTTATCTAAATAAGGCGCCCCTGCTGGATTTTTTTAAATTTTTGGTTTTTCCAAAAAGGGCGCCCCTGCTGAAAAAACCCAAAAACCCTAGTTTTTCCAAATAAGGCGCCCCTGCCGCAAAACCTCTCTATTCTTTCTATCAGCGGTGCCCCTGCATGGAAGTTTAATTTGGATTTCTTGCATTATCCAAATAGGGCGCCCCTGCCGGGAAACCTTTTTTTGGCTTTTTTAGGTTTTTTGGATTTAACCCCTGGGGCACCCCTGCCGGCTAACTCTTTCTAGAAATGCCATTTATGGGGATGGCCAGGGGGCTTAAAAGAGGGTGTTTTTTAGGGGGCCAAAAAAGGGGTGTTTTAAGGGGGGTAAAATAAGGGGGACGGTACCCCCTAGGCTCCCCCCGTTTTTAGGGGGGGTTTTGGGCCCATTTAGGACCCCTTTTTAAGGGGGGCCGTATATGCCTTGTTTTACTATATTTTGGGGGAGGGGTGCCTTGTGGATTGGAGAGATGAAATATAGAGCTGGGATTAGTCGTGGGGGTCCCTTCTTTCTTCTCGTTTTTCTTTTGCAGTAGAAATAGCTCCTACCAATGCGCGTACGCACACTTAATAACGGTCATACTATGACGCAATTTTATAATTTAAGTACGACACGATTTTATAATTTTAATACGGCCACGCGCACGTATATTAGTAATACCAATGCGCGTACGCACACTGGATATCCCTCCATTTGGAGGGACAGAGTGGGATTTCTTTATAAATCGACCGGGCCAGTGTGGGCTTTCTTTATAAGTGGATAAGGATGGACCTTATATCAGGTGGTAGTTTCCCCTAGGAGTTGGAATATATAAGGTAAATAATATTCGATTATGAGACACCTACGTATCTTTGAATCCCACACTGAGCAGTTGCAAGAAGCAACCCCACCCAAAACAGAGTCCAAGGAATCCATTCAGAACAAGAGAATGGCTAATTTCTTTAACAAGCTCTACAAGATGAATCTGCCTCTAGATGGCAATGGGAAAAACCCAGAGTACATCAAAGCTTTCACTCGTTACTGTGGAGAAAAGAAGATTACCACCCATATCTGTAAAAAGGGAGATGGCTTCTGTTCTGATCTTCAAGCTGGAGAAATCACCGTCAAAGATGCCCAGATGCGAGCAAAATTTGAGAGGAGTGTGAAAAACAATGCTCTTGCCCTCCTAATGAAACCTTAAGGGTGAACTAAGATTTTCTAAGAACCAGACCTAGCGTCTGGTTTTTTGTGAGGTTTACTCCGTGAAGTAAGTGTTTCTGAAGTATCTGAGAGGACGGGCAATCGAAGTGTCTCTTAGATGTATAACAGTCATATCCCTTTCAAATCTACGTTGGGTGATCCAACCTTTAATTCTTTGAATGTCTTTGTTGTACCATCCTCCCACATCGGGTGGTAATTCGAGATCTCCGTTAATCCTGAGGACTTGCTCCTCCACGCTCTCCACACGGCCTAAGACCTCTTGACAGAGAGCTATGACCTCTTCAGAGGGAAAGGAGGTTAAGCTTCCTTTGTGCCACATTCTGTCTGGATCTGTGTCAAACACGATGTGCTCTCTCAGCTCTTGTAGGGGTATTTCGAACTCCACTATCCATTCCCCATAGATGACTTTGTTGGGATCTAGAAAGGCACCCATTCCAGCTCCTTCTGCACTGGCTCCCTTTCTTTGGCTCTCATCCCAGCCGGATTTGAGGATAGTCTGGGCATCTTCCTCGGATCTTGTCCCGTGGTAGATCTTTAAACCTCTCCGAGAGAGCAGGAAGGCTTCAAATAGTTGGAGATGTCTCATATGCTTTATATATTATAGATCATGGAGATTGTTACCTTTCCTCCTCTTTGGGCTATAAGAGGTAAATAAAAGAATCTCATGAAACAACTCTTTTTCAAGCTCCGCAATTGGCTCTATAAAGACAGCCGACTCACTATCCGTAAAAAGGCTGACAGTATGCCTGATGGAGGATTGAATAATCCTTTCACTGTGAACATGCTTACCTTCAGTCCCCCTGCCACTCAGACCAAAGTGCTCTCTAAGGCCCATGAGGAGACTTCCCTCTCTGGCACCTATGGTCTGAATCCCTGGGACATCTTTAATCCTTTTAAGACCAACACTAACATTGTGTGGCTGATGATGTACCAACAGGGATTGATTAAAGATGTCACTGCTGAGATCGTGCATCCCAAAATGGGCAGTAGCTTTGCTGTGACAGTCAATAATCCTCAGGTGGGCACTCCCTATGCTGTGTTCTATAACTCTCCCATGGAGCTGGCCATTCCTTCTCCTCTAGTGGGTCATCGAGTGGATCTGAATGAAAACGGTAAAGCTTTCTGGATGAGTGAGAAAGGCATTCAAGTGGAGGTGCAACGTTTACAGGACTCTGATTGCAAGGAGTTCTTAGTTATCCTTTAAAGATATGTTCCATGCAGATTAGTTACACTAAATCCGGCATTTTAGGAGGGGATGGTGTGGTTTTTTATAATCCACTCTATGATGGGGGAGGAACCACCATCGGATATGATATGTGCAAGCATCCATCCATCCTAAAACACCTCTCCAATATAAACAACACTTTGGAGATATGCTCCGGTCCCGGATTTATTGGCTTCTATTTGTTATTTAACGGTCTAACAAAAAAATTATGGCTATCCGATAAATTTGACGGTGTGCTGCCGGATATTCTCAAAACAAATGCATTCAATCAGGTAGATGTGAAATTTATCCATTCAGATTGTTTTCAAAATTTTGAAAAGTCCTTAAAATTTGATTTGATAATCAGTAACCCTCCCCATGTCCAACATGATATGGAATGGATTAGAGACAGAAAGACCGAGGAGGAAAAACACGCAAGTTATAGAATTAATCTTGATGAGGATCTAAAATTCCATCGGGAATTCTTTGAAAATGTCAAGAATCATCTCCATCCCGGAGGCAAAGTAATATTGGTCGAAAACCAAACATACATAAGCTATGCAACCATTATGGATCTAGCAGGATCTGGATTTGAGTGTGAGGTTATAAATGGGGTATATGCCGAGAAGAATTTTTATTATATCGTCCTGACTCTAGGTACCAGAGATTAATAAAGAGCTTCCTTCTCAGCCCGGGCCTAGTGTCTGGGTTTTTTTATGTGCTAGGGGGGCCTTGGGGCCTTGACGGCTCGGATGTCACGGGATCAGCATAGAGGAGGGATCGATATATAAATCATGAGACACAAAGAAATTTCAGAGGCCATCTTTCTCATTAAACAATCTATTCACAATAAATCCCCACTCAGCTTAGTGAGAATAGGCGATGGTGAAATAAACATTTTAAAAGAAAGAGGTGGGTCAGATGACTGGAATCAAAAGGTAATCTCCCTCAATGAAACGTCCACGATCGAGGAAGCTTTTTCCATCAACAAACCATTCATAGAGAATGCAATAGCAAAAGCTGATATCCTTGGATTATTAGACCCCAAGTCTAAATACGTCTCTTTTAACTATGACGAGAATCTTTGGTCTATCTCCGATGAATACATTTTAAGGTTCAGAACCTCCATGCCAATGATTGTGGATCATCAGATATCTAGATCCAGAGAACTGGGATCAGTTCAGGGAATGAGAGATTTACTTTCAGGTAAAGCAATTCATATCATATCCCCTAATGTGGACAGATTAAAAGAGAGAAAAATAAGCGAACTTTTGGGATCTAAAGTTTCCTTTACGGATAATTCGATGTCAATTAAGCACTATAACAGGCAACCAATCATTGACTCTTTTAAAAACATAAGAGAGGATATAGTTCTTTTAGGTGTAGGACCTCATAAGGATTATTGTACAATTCTAAAAGAACATGGTAAAATAGCGATAGATCTTGGGGCGACATTGGATGCCTGGGCGGGATTAAAAACCCGGGGATGGTTCGAGAAGGGCAATCTCCAAGAATATCTATTTATAGAGTAGGATGCACAGAAAAATCTCAGAAATCAACACCGTGATGAGATTGATATATAAAACACACGGCATCATCTAACACTAAATTATGAATCATTCCTTGACTGATGCCGAATTTTTAATCGGAATTTTATTAGCTATTGCAATTATTGGGGGATCCCTCTATGGAGTCTCTAAACTCTTTGTCTATAAAACCCAAGACATTCTGGTCAGATTTATTCTACTGATCTTCACAGCCATGGTCTCACTGTACGTTGTGGATAAAGTGGTTGCTAGAAATTATGAATTTCTTCCAGAGGAGCAAAATGCTCAATTGTTTGATTTGATCAAAACCCTGGTTTTAATGATTTTCAGTTACTATTTTGGAACTAGAGAGAACAGTAAGAATGATGGCGAGAATAAATAACTATTTAGATTGAAACGTAATTAAAACCCTGATATATAAAGAAAAATAAATCATTTGCACAATGAAAAGAATTAAACTATTTGAAGCCTGGGTACATGCACAGGCTTTGAACGAAGCAGCCCCTTTTGGAAAGTTAGATCTTTCCCTGTTTGATCAAGCGATGGCAGCTCGAGATTTTGTAAAGGAGGAGAAACTGAACGAGGATCAAAATATGAGATATGAAGCCCTTAAAGCCATCTTGAAAAACAATGGGGTTATTTTTTCGATCCCCGTTGAAGATGCCGCACTGATCCTCGCAAATTACTGGATTTTTGGAGCGCCCCAGATTGGCTCTATGCTACCCGAAGCGAAGAGGTGGTTCGCCAAAGATGTGAACTCACCAATTAAGCTAAATCCCTCTCCTGCGGATCCCACTAAAATTCTTACCAAAGGTGTTTTCACCGAGGATGAAATAATCGATCCGGGTGATGAATCTGCATCCTCGGATTACAATGAGATTGCTTTGTATTGTAATAATGCCTCTTTGATTCTCGTTGCACAATATCTAAAAGACAAAATGGGGGATAACACTAAAGTAGGTACTCCCACTCTCGGAAGTCTTAGACTAAGCATAGACGAGGATGCTGGTTATGTAAATTGGAAAAGAGAAGCCGGTGGTCTTGATTTCATATTTTATGGAACATCCTCAACCACGCAGGCTCAATCTAAACAGACTGTAACCACTCTCACTTGGGAGGTTCCAGATACCGGAAAAACAATTGTTAAGCAATTACCTGGTACAATGTTTGCCACAGGCCAGGTTACTCTAACTGATGCTAAAGAATTGGATGCAGCCATTGCGGAATTAAAAGCTCTATTAGCTGATAAAAGTACCGTACTTGGATCAATTGAAATTGAATCCAGTGCATCTGGTGATCGCCCAACCGGAGATAATCAAAGCGGATATCCTGCTGGCACTACACCTGGAAAGTATTCTCTTGGCACACCATATGTCGTGAAGACAGGAGAGACCTCGGGAAATGCAAAATTAGCACTTGGCAGGGGAGAAACAATTAAAGCAAAGTTAGCTGGCTTAAGCAATGACATTAAGGTTAAAGCCGTTATTCAAGACGGAGGTGATAAAGCTCAATATGCTAAACTTATCGTCACGGCTAAAAAAGCAGGAGGAGCCAGTGAAGTTTACACCAAAGACGAATTAAAAAATCTGGTATTAAAAACTAAACAAACAAAAGACTTAGCTTCATCTAACACTCTTACTGTGTGGGAGGCTAGGCTTCGTTGGTAATCTACATGAGCCTACGCCGGTCAATAGACGTACCTGGTTCATGCTCAACTTAAGCTAGAGAGAACTACTGTTCTGATAATACCCTAACTGGAAAACGATATATGCGATTTTATAGTTAGGGTATTTTATTATGTTTACAGAGATAGCTCCATATTTACAAAGTAACACATCGGAAACCTTGGAGTCTCCAAATTGCACAGTTCCTGTGTCTCCTACTCTTTCCTGTCTCGGAGCAACAATTCCACTAACATGATATTTAGATTGTAGCCATTTTCTAAGGGCATTCTCAGCAATGTGTTGGTAATTATCCTCTGCTGCAGAAAGGATAGGAACTGCAACAATCATTTCTTGTCCTTTAAAATCCTCCCATTCCTTTCCTCGATTGTGTCCCCAAGATTCTGTGGTTGAAACCCGGTTGTTCCATTTTTTGGCAGAATTATACCAAAACTCTGTCCAGATGAAAGGCTTTTGAGGCAAGGTTGCCCGGTAGCTATTAATATGATCGAACACATATTTAGATAGTTGTTTATCTTCCGTGACACTTAATGGAGTTGCAGACTGAGCATATGATCTGACTGATAATAACACAAGAAGAGAAGAAACAATCAGGAATTTCATAATTCAGGGAAGTTATTGTTAATATTTGCCTCAAATATAAGTATAAAAGCGGCCACAAAAAAATGCTGAGAGCGGTGGCAGTGAATCATTCTTGAAATCTTGATATATAAATAAAGATTAACTCGAACAATATGAAACACATTAAACTTTTTGAAAACTGGCAGGATATGGAGTCGGAAGAATCCTATTCTGATGAAATGGATCAAATGCCTGCTGATGCCGGGGATCCTCCGATAGATGCTATGACCCGTCAGGAGCTGCTAGATTATCTCGAATTGGAAGAAACCCAAGGAAGTTTAGAACTCACCGACGAACAATTAAGAGACGCAGTGAGAGAAAAAGCAAGCGCAGAATCCTAATTAAAAATATCGATCCCAGCATCTATTTGCTGGGATTTTTGTTTGTGTCCAGAACAAAATTGTCCAAAAAATATTTTTCGGCAAATGCCAGTTTCCAATCTCCAGTATGCCCATCCTCGTCTAGTGCATAAAGTACTGCTTTTTTGATGTTATTCTTTTCCTGATCCTTGAGGTTTTGCACTAGAATCTCAAATGATTCATTGGTGTCGTATCTGTCTTTTACGTACTGAGCTAATCTTTCTACTGGTGTCATGTTTATTATCTTTTTTGGAGCTTCCTCAATGATGGTTTCACATCCCCAGCATCTATATAAGCCATCCCGATAATATTCTCTCAGTCTAACTTCATGTGTGCATACTGATGTTTGTTCTGCCATTTTAATTTATTTTAGATTTAGTGTGTGCCGTTAGCTAGACTCATCCCGTGCCTAAATCCGCTAATAAAATCTCGGATTTCCTCCTCTGTCATGTTATTAAAGGTTGATCCAACTGCTAATCCTATTTCATTACCAAGATCTGAAATATCACCAGTGTAGTTTATTCTATTCACAGCATCTTTAAGGGAATTTGCAATTGCATTAAGTTTGGTATTGTTAAATTCTCTACTCATGGATCTTATTTTTTTCTTGTCGGAGGTAAATAATAAATCTTCAACCAATCAAAGTGTCCGAGAGCATCTGTGAAGGGACCTCCGAAAACTGGATATTCATCTTTTAGATATTCTTCCTCTATTTCCTCCCAGGTTTCTTTATTTAGAATCTGCATGATTTCTCTAGTAAGAGTCCCCGCAGTTTTGGTGCCGTCATTATTCCATTTAATAATAGCATTTTCGATTTCCCGATAAAGTTTGATTTGATCTTCCTGCATTAGAATTTTTTAAGTTCGTAATATAATTTAAGGAGTATCTTATAGAGCCATTGGGGATTGCGATAATAAAACGCATCTCCCCGTTTTCGGTGTGGATATGTCCAATGATATCCTACCATTTGTTCGAAGAAAAATTTCCGTGCTCTCCATTTGAATTCATCCCACGGATTCAACATATAGATCTCACACTCCAGATCATCCTCCCAAGGATTAAGTGTCTGGAAGGCAAACAGAGTATTGCCCATGCGACATAAACCGGAAATATGAACGTCAAAGTGATTTGAGATCCAGACAAAATCTACTTCTTCATAGGGTATGGTTGCAATCTTTTTCATATTATTTAAATGATTATTTAAAAACGATGCCACGATGTGGCTCGCTTTTCGTTTATTTTTTCTTGTAAACGTAAACATGATCGTGGATTCCGTGCCAACTGGGAATGGAAGCACCAGTTTTTAAATGTTCAAATTGTTTTTCTAGGTATTTGAAAAAATCATCATTTCCTGTGCACCCGCCATAATCCTCCCCTACAAATACTAATAATTTTCCTCCACTCATTCTTTGAGCGACATTAAAAGCCATTGGATCATCATAGGGAGGCCATGCCATAAAAACGTTTCGATCCCTATATTTAGATACTGCTTCCGCTGCTTCTAGCTGTTCGACTTTTAAACGGTATTCGCCTTCCCTACACCATTTATTAGAGATGTTTGGATTGAGATCAGTTGCTATGATGTCTCCACCTTGCTCTTTTACCAGGGATTCAGTGTAACCAAAACCCGATCCCACGCTTACCAGGGGTGATAGACTAATTAATAGATCTATTAAACTTTGTGTGGGTATGTGCCAAGAAATCCCATGTCTGAAATGATCCCTTTTGGCCCAGGACTCCCCTGAAGGCCATCCGTACTCAGAAATTAATTTTTTGTATTCAGGGTCTACTAAAAAATCCTCCATACTTTTTGAATTAGTAGGACAAATATAGGAAATATCCCCGATAAGATTTTGCTGTGGTGTGATCTATTTAGTAATCCCAGGATGTACCCACGAGTTTTTGTGCTTCCTTCCTTCTGTTCTGTCTATACAGATCTGAGATGTTTATCCAGAATTCTATCTCCTCCTCTCTTAATTGCAATGTGGATAAAACAGCTTCTTGTGTTTCCTCCAGCTCTTGTATTTTTTCTCTTTGAGTTTTAATTATGGAGTCTCTATATGCAATTTCCTTTTCCATCTCGTTGTATGCTGAGTTCTTATCGTCATTCAATTTATAGATCATCAGAACGATAAAAAGAACTATCAAAAATAAAACAATCTTATGTAACGGGTATTTCATCAGAATCCAAAGGTATCATTAAATTTAATCACTGCCTTAGCAGTAGAAGGATCGTATCCTGCTGCTATCAAAATTTCTTCTTTGTCAAATCCTTTTGGAATTCCATTTATGATCGAAACATCTTTTTTCACCATGTTTGCCAATGCCGAGAAAACATCATTTCCTTTCTCCTGTGAAATTTCTAGGAGATAGCTTTTCATCAAATCTAATCTAGCGTCATTTTTTGGATTGTGAATTGCCATTTTTTTACGATCGTCAAAGAATTTAAGTAATTTTTTAGTATCAGAAAGCATTTTATCAACCACGCTCTTTCTCACATCTAGTGATCTAGCTATTGAATAAGCTCCAATTTCTATGAAAGCTGCATTCCAGTCTTCTAGTGAATTAAAATTAAGAGGGTATCCTTTATTTACCAGTTCCTGACCATAGTAAATAATTCCCCTGCATGGGCTGATTCTAAAATGGTAATATCCAATCGGAAAAAAAACTTCTCTGATTCCCTGTTTATAGCTTTTAGTGATCTCCCATCTGAATTCTTTTGGTGCGCCTGGATCAATTATATAACGTCTGCTGACATCATAATATCGATCTTCTGGATATGCACGATGCAAATCCTTCACCAGGCTAACTATTCTCTGAAATTCTGGTAATTTCTCCAGTTCTTCTTTTTCTGGAGCAGTGCATCCACCCTCCTCCTCGAAAACACTATATTCAAAAAGATGTTTCATCACTGTTATATATCACTTAAATATATACAAGATGAAGCATCTCGATACCTTTAAAATATTTGAATCTAGACAGTCTCAAACCTTGTGGGGATTTTGGCTTCATAATTTTGAGGGAAGTTTAGTTGGACTTTTGGATAAGCCAACAGCAAAAATCATATCTAAGATTCTGGACGACCAATTAGATCCCAACGGGGATGACATGTACGGAATATCAGCCAATCCGATGGAAAGAAATGGTGGAGATATTTGGTTTGACGAATCGGAGTTTATAATTCAACAAGGTGACAACAGCGATTTAACGGATTTTGCAACCACCCTGCATGCTAAAGATCTTTTTGACCATCCGAATCAATTCATCAGTTTAGAAGGAGATTATGAGATCAACGGACCCTGGCTAAATGCCATAGATGCTATTTTAAGGGCATATCCGGATATTAAATTTCCTTTCCCTAAATGGGAAACAGTTTATAAAAAATAATTCTTTTGGAGATATTAAAGCATTTCAATCCAGATTTTTTTGAACCATCTTGTGTGGAAAAATTAATAGCTGGGAGAAAGAATAAGTCATTTAATACAATTCCAGGTGAAAATTCTGGGAGGTGCACGTATACTTTTAACGAACTTGGATTCAGGGGTGATTCTATAAACAAGAAAGGATTTAGAATAATGTCTATCGGATGTTCAGTAACCGAAGGATATGGAGTAAGCGATAATGAAACATGGTCACACTATTTGTCCAGAATGATCCCGGGTGGGGTTGATCTGAATTTTGGGTTATCGTCTAGAAGCAACGATTACATTTCCAGATGTCTTCTGACTTATTATGATTTGATTAAACCTGATTTAGTAATAATTTTCTATACGTTCACGACAAGAAGAGAATATATTGATGAAACCAACTCTATTTCATCAACGATGGTTAGAAAAAGCAAAGATAGCTTTTGGTCGTCTTTCAAAAATCCAGAAAATGATATCATATTAAATTCCCATATTAATCTATCTAATGAACACCAGGATAAATATAACTGGTATAAAAATCACCTTCTGATTAAAAATTTTCTGGAAAATAAAGGATGCAATTGGATATGGAATGGAGATTTGCTAATTGAAAAAAACTATCAGGAATCGAATAGGATAGATGGTGGATTTTTAAATGATCAAAATCAGTTTATGGATTATGCAGTAGATAATTTGCATCCTGGACCCAAAACAAATCTTAGATATGCTCAAAAACTTTTCTCATATATAAAAAAAATCCAGCGGGGGAGCCTTATTTAGATATATAAAAAAGCATGAAGCATTTAGAAATCTACGAATCTTATTCTGACGAAAGGACTATTATTCTGACATCCCGACAGGGAAGAGAAATAAAGTTTTCTACAAGAGGTGGAAGGATTACAGATATTCACAACGATTCTGATGTTAGATTTCCTTATTCAGTAGGTCAAACAGCAAATGCTTCTATGAAAACCTGGGCTTGTAATAATGGATTCAAATGGAACGGAGAGGATCCCTGCCCGGAGGAAAAAATATATGGCATAAGAAAAAAAGACATTCCTCAAGGACACGAACTAAGAATGTTATTCCCTCATAAATTTAGAAATTAAAATGAAACACCTTAAACAGTTTACAAGATTTATTAACGAACAGGAGGAAAAAAACCCAACACCTCCCCCACCCTCTGTTGGTTCAGGAATTGATACAACAGGACTGGGCGATATTTTTAAAGATGCTGCTAAGATTTTTAAGGATGCTGGATTTTTACCCGCTGACGCAGAAGGTGGAGGAATGACCTGGGGTGATAGACTACAAGCTACAGGGGAATACAAGGTTCCAAGTGCAGAGGAAGTGCAAAAAGGAGTTGATGCAGTTAATGCAGCTATGGATAGACATGGTATCACAGATAAAAATATGAGAGCTTCTATACAAGGAGTAATTGGTAAAGAATCTGGTTGGGTACCTAAAAATGAGCATCCTTACACCAACACCTCCAATGATAGAATCAGAAAAATCTTTGGAAAAAGAGTTGCTTCATTAAGCGATGCTGAATTAAATATGATAAAAGCAGATCCAAATAAATTCTGGGACAGAGTTTATGGTCCAGATGACATAACAGGTGCTTCACAGAAAATGGGTAACACCAATCCTGGAGACGGAGCTAAATATTTAGGTAGAGGATTCAACGGAATCACATTTAAATCCGGATATGAGAAAATGCAAAAACTCTATAACCAGGACGGTAAACTCGGAAAATCAATTGATTTTGTGTCGAATCCTGATGCTTTAAATGATTTGGATGTTGCAGCGGAAGTTGCAGTACTTTATTTTGTTGACAATCTTAAAAATCCAAAGGTAAAATCCATGTATGGATCAAATGATCCTAATGATTTTCCTGATAAAGACTCCGCTCTTAAAGCTGTATTTCACGTGAATGCAGGATTGGGCAATAATTTATCCTCTCCGATTTTCCAAGAAACTTTAGCAAAGTCTGCAGATTTCAGAGACGACATGCTACAAAAAAATATGGTTTAAAATGGTAAACATTTCTGAGCATTTACAATATCATCTGGACCAAGGAGTCTGTATAGCAGAATCTATTTTTAGACCAGGAAGTGAATCCCACATTTCTCTTCTCTCTGAATCCAGAAATTTATACCTGTCGGGTAATTTAACAGTTGATCCAGTTACTGCTCTACTATTCGAGGCAACAGATCTAGGTATGATCGCAGAATTTGAAGGAGTAATGGTTCCTCTAGATATGCCTTTAGAGATTTTAGATGAGGCAGAATATAGAGGTAGAAATGTTAAATTGGGATATCCTAAAAGAGGTGGATCCAAGAAGTTTTATGTTTATGTAAAAAACCAAAAGGGTAATGTCATAAGAGTAGAATTTGGAATTCCTGGGATGAAAGCTAAAGTTAGCGATCCTGAACGCAGAAGAAGTTTTGCAGCAAGGCATCAGTGTCACAAAAAGAAAGATAGAACTAAACCAGGATATTGGGCATGTAGAGCAAACAGATATGCTCATCTTTGGGGAGGTAAAACATATCCAGGATATTGGTAATGACTCCATACACAGAAAAAAAAGAACAGGATTTAATTATCAGAAGATTCTCCCATGATATAGATCCAACAGAATTATTATGGCATAGGGATCTTAAAAACCGAGAGATAAAAGTTATGGAAGGGAGAGGATGGAAAATTCAGATCGATAATCAGCTCCCGCAAGATATTGATTTAGTTACTATCCCAAAAAAGGTTTGGCACCGTGTGATTAAGGGGGAAAGCGACCTTGTTATCCGAATTAAGGAATGGGATTAGCCACCACGTTATCTTCCGATTAACTTACTATTAACTTTCCGTGAAATAAGTCCCAAAAGGGACTTTTTTAGTGTTTTTTTAATCCATAAGTGGGTAGATAGTTCGACAAAAGACCCACATGAAAAAATATCTCATATTATTTTTTATACTGCTTCCTTTTTTATCTTTTTCTCAAATTAAGTTATCAGGAAAGACCTATTCAAAATCCGAAAAATTATATTTCGTTCATATAGTAATTAAGGACGCATCACAGAAAGTGATTTCAACGACATCAGACCAAGATGGGAATTATAACATCTCGCTCTCTCAAGGAATATATGATATCTCAGCAACATATGTTGGATATAAAGATTTTAAAAAGCAAATAGATCTTAATACAGATTCTAATATGGATATCGTGATGGAAGAAAGCATCACAGGATTAAGCGAGGTTGTTGTCAGATCGGTTCCACAGAAAACAACAGAGATTTCTGTTATTAGAACTCTTAGAAATAGTAGCGTTGTTTCTGATGGAATTGCAATAGATTTTATTAAAAAAACCCCAGACAGAAATGTTGGAGATGCACTCAAAAGAGTAAGCGGGGTAACAATACAAAATGATAGATTTGTTTTGGTTAGGGGGTTGGCAGACAGATACAATTCAGCTTTATTAAATAAAACTCCTTTACCATCAACCGAACCTGATAGGAGAGCATTTTCTTTTGATATTATTCCTACATCTCTTATCGATAATATTATTGTTTCCAAATCTGCAGCAGCGAATCTTCCCGGAGATTGGTCTGGTGGACTAGTACAAATCACAACTAAAGAGATCTCTGATAACTTTCTCAACATCTCATTTGGTGGAAGTGCAGGATTAGTGTCCTCGTTTAAAAATTTTAATGCCGTTGATCCTGTCAATTTTCCATCGTCTTTTCCTTCAACATATCGGTACAGAATAAGTGGAAATGGTGATAAAAGAGCATTCACGAAATTGATATCAAATCCATTAATGGAATCATTTACTTCAATCCCCAATTTAAATGGAGGGATGAGTGCTGGATTTAAATTGGATAAAATTAATGTTCTTCTAAGTTCTACAGTTCGTAACACATATTCTCTTAATTATATAGAAAGGACAGACTACCAATCTTCAACTGAATTAGCTTACGATTACAGGGACACTATGTACTCTAAAAGATTTTCTGCAAATGGTCTCTTGAATCTTACCTATTTGGGGAAAAACAGATACAGCTGGAAAACCCTATTTAATTATCAAAGCGATGATAGTTATCTTTCAAGAATTGGTCAAAACCTTGATAATGTTCAGGATGTTAGAAGCAATTCATCCAATCATATTAATAACATTGTAGTCAATTCTCAATTTGACGGAAAAATAAAAACCATAGATTTTAATCTTGGGTATAATTTTATCTTCAGAGAACAGCCAGATTACAGGGTAAACCCGATTACAAAATCTCTAGGTATAAATGAACCATATGCAACTGCTTGGAGAGACACTTACAGATTTTGGAGTGTTATGGATGAGAATTCTTTCAATGGAAATTTAAATAAGGACTTTGGAAAAATCAGGGTTGGCGGAGGGTATCTCAAAAAAATAAGAGGATTCAATGCAAGGGTTTTTAGGTATCTTTCCACTGATATGCTAGACGAGATCACAAATAATACTGACAGATATAATGCAGAATTTGATCTTGGTAGTTTATATAGCATGTATGAGAATGATTTTGGTAAATGGAAATTAAACACTGGATTAAGAGGGGAGTATAACACTTTTGATGTATTAACTGCAGATTTTAGTGGACAAAAGGTAAATGTAAATAGAGAGTATTTGGATATTTTGCCCTCTCTAAATCTTTCTTATAATCTTGAAAAAACAAAATATAGATTCTCGTTAAGTAAAACCCTTTCTAGACCGGAGTTTAGAGAGGTTGCTAATTTTGCTTATTATGATTTTATCAGAAATGCCCAACTTTTGGGAAATCCCAAATTAGAAAAATCTGACATTTATAATTTGGATATTAAATATGAATTCTATCCAAAAACTGGAGAAAACTTTTTTGTATCATTTTTCGGAAAAAATTTTATAAGACCAATAGAACAGATAGTAGCTGATGGATCAGTACCTTCTAATCTATTACTTACTTATACAAATCCAGAGAATGCTATACTCTATGGAATGGAGCTAGAGTTTAGAAAAAAAATAAACGAATGGTTTGATTTTTACACAAATGCTTCAATTATGAATTCCGAGGTAGAAATAAATGGCAGAAAGAGACAATTGCAGGGACAATCTAATTATGTTTTAAACGGAGGAATAAATTTGAACAGAAAAAATAACACACTAAATTTAACTTACAATAGAGTAGGAGACAGAATTTCCGCTGTTGGATTTCAAGGATATCCAGATATCTTTGAAAACAGCAGAGATGTTCTAGATGTTACATTTCTACATAAAATAAAATCTGGAGAGATCAAAATATCAGTTAGTGATGTGTTCTCCCAACCCTCTGTATACTATCAAAAGATTTCAAACAGAAATCTTATAAAAACAAATAATGAAAGTATAGTTTCGATATCAATGAATATAAATCTATAAAAATGAAAAATTTACTGTTGCTATTTTTAGCTTTTCTATCGTTTGGATGCTCAAAAGATTTGGGTGGAATAGACGACCCTATCAATGTTCCTCTTACAACTACTTTGAGCGGAACGTACAATGAAACGATAACCTTAACATCCGATAAGGTGTGGACTCTAAAAGGTTATGTTTACATCACAAACGGATCTAGGTTAGTAATTCAACCAGGAACAACGATCATCTCAGATGTTGCAGAAAAAGGAGCACTTTGTATAGAAAGGGGTGCACAAATAATTGCGGACGGAACTCCATCAAAACCAATTGTATTTACATCAGGTAAACCGGAGGGGCAAAGAGCACCTGGTGACTGGGGAGGAATTGTTATACTAGGTATGGCAAGAACAAATCGTTCATCTGAACCAACTATAGAAGGAGGTATCGGAAGAGCTTATGGAGGAACTTTAGATAATGATAATAGTGGGATTCTTCGTTATGTAAGAATTGAATACGCAGGTATTGCAGCAATGCCAAATTCTGAAATTAATGCATTAACATTAGGCGGTGTTGGCAGCGGAACAATCATTGAAAATGTTCAAACCATTTACGCCAATGATGATGCTTTTGAATTCTTCGGTGGAACTGTTTCACCTAAAAACCTATATGCATTTGCAACTGCGGATGATGATTATGATTTTGATTTTGGATACACAGGTACAGTAACAAACGGTGTTTCAAAAAGAGACCCACAATTTGTGGACAATGGCGATGCTGGGAACGGTGTTGAATGTGATAATGATGGCACGGGTTCTCCTGCTCAGCCCTTCACACACCCTAAATTAAATGGTATGATATTAATCGGACCGTTCGATGCAACTTCATTAGCAAATCATAATCTGGGTTTAAGGTGGAGAAGAGCAACACAATTTACAATGACAAACTCTAAAGTATTGGGCTATCAAAAAGGAGGATTCTCCATTGAAAGCAACGAAACTGCACAAGCATACAAAGACGGGGTTTCTAAATTCCAAAACAATGAAATTCAGTCTTTTGATCCACTTCAAAACTTTAGGTCAACCTCGACAGTATTTACCGCAGTCCAAATGAAAGAAAAAGCATTAGGTGAAGGTAATGTTGAAAAAAATTACACAAAAGCGGAATTGGAAGCACTTTCCAAACCCGTGTGGAGCAACGGGTGGACCAGATTCCCATCGAAGGGAAATTAATAAATATATAGACCATATAAAATTTTCTATATGAAATGGAGGGATCTTAAAAACCTATCTCCTGAGGAGAGAAAAGAAATGAGAAGAGCAGTTGCAAAAACAACAAGTGATCAAATTTCTTATCTAAAAAAAATTCAGGAAGCTAAAAAATTAGAGGAAGAAATCCAAGGATCCATCGAAGAGGAAGAGGAATAGCGCGTATTCGCGAAGCTCGATATATAAGGGATATGAAAGACGAAAAGTTTATCAATCCCTTTTTAAGTGGGGAAAAAAATCCAAATTCAAAATTAACGGAAGCAGAGGTCCAGGAAATTAGAAAGATTTACAAATCTGGATCAATCACTATGATTCAATTAGCTGAAAAATTCGGTGTTTCCCGAAGGAGCATTTCAGCAATTATCAATAAAGACAGATGGAAACATCTTGAATCCTAAAAAACAAGTTTATGTATATTCTAGGGATATCTGCTTTTTATCACGATTCTGCAGCTTGTCTATACAAGAACTCTACCTTATTGGGAGCTGCTGAGGAGGAAAGATTCACAGGAATTAAAGGCGACAGTTCGTTTCCTGCGAGAACAATAGAATGGCTTCTTAAATCTAATGGCCTAAAAATCTCTGACATAGCAGTTGTTTGTTGGTACGAGAATCCAGATTTAAAAAGAAAAAGGGTTCTAGAAACATTTAAACGTAAACCACTTAAGAACGCGAAAAGAATTTTCAATTACATTCTTAACGATCAGAACTGGAACATAGAGAAAATTTTAAGAAGAGAAATAGGATTTAAAAAAAGAATCCATGTGGTGAATCACCATCTTTCTCACGCTTGCTTGGCATATTTTACCTCACCTTTTGATGAATGTACAGTGGTAACAGTGGATGGTGTAGGAGAGAAAGAAACCCTTACGATTTCTAAAGCTTTTCATAATGTCATAAAGAAACTTAAATCTATTGAATATCCACATTCCCTAGGATTGTTTTATTCAGCATTCACAGCATTTCTTGGATTCAAGCCAAATGAAGGAGAATATAAGGTTATGGGACTTGCTGCTTACGGAGACCCCGCGTTTTATTATGATATAATAAAGAACATGATCTCTTTTAATGGGGGTCAACTTGAAGTTGATATGGATCTTTTTTCCTGGGATTATTCGGACAAAACAATGTTTAGCTGGAAGTTAATCGAATCCTTGGGAATAGATCCAAGAAACCCTGATGATAAATCCATATCACCTCAATATAAGCACATAGCTGCTGCAGTTCAGGATGTTTATGAACAAACATTATTTGAGATCATAAATCACAGCTACGAGCTTAATATGAGCAATAATTTATGTCTAGGCGGGGGTTGCGCCTATAACGGTTTGGCAAACGCCAAAATTTCTAAACACACTCCTTATAAGAAGGTGTGGATTCCACTTTCTCCCTCCGACGGGGGATCTTCTATCGGAGCGTGTCTCCATTACATTAACGTGGTGAAGGGACAAAAAAGGAAAGGACCAATAGATCCGTATCAGGGTCCTTCGTTTAAGGGAACTGACACAATTAAAGTTTTAGAAAAATATAAAATTCTAATTTCTTTTGAGCACTTAGAAACCCCTCAAATAATAGAATCCGCAGCAAAGCTTCTGAATCATGGTAAAGTTATTGGATGGTTTCAGGGAAGAATGGAATTTGGATCAAGGGCTTTAGGAAATAGATCCATCCTAGCTTCTCCACTTGTCCCAGATATGCAAAATAGAATTAATTCGGTGATCAAGAAGAGGGAAATGTTTAGACCTTTTGCTCCTTCCGTAATATTGGAAGAGTCTAATAAATATTTTGAAATTGAGGACCCAATACCATATATGAATATGGTAGTAAAAGTTAAACCAGGACACACGCTTCCTGCAATAACCCACGTTGATGGAACGGCAAGGGTACAGACAGTTGTTCAATTTGATAATCCTAGATTTTATAGACTTCTAAAGAGATTTGGGGACCTTTCTGGAGTACCAATTTTACTTAACACCTCCTTTAATTTTAAAGATCAAACGATAACTCTAAGCCCAGAGGATGCCGTGATAAGATTCCTGGATTCTGATATGGATCATCTGGTTATAGATAATTTTTTGATATCTAAAAAATAGAAACAATTTTTTAAAAATATACTAAATAATATATACAGATTATGTTAATTATAGATTGTAGCAAATATAATTCGATAGATCAGGCTTTAAAAGTGCTGAAAAACAAGGTGTCTAAAACAAATCTTGTTAAGCAACTGAGGGACAGACAAACTTATACAAAGCCTTCCGTGGTTAGGAGAAAAGAAGTTCTTGATGCTATTTATAAGGAAAGCAAGATGAACTCTTTCGATAAATAATTTTTTTGACCACTAAAAATTGAAAAATGAGCAGCGCCTCTACCAAGGAAAGATGTGTAATGTGCTCCAAATTAACCGACTATGACATTACAACGCATATAGACCTGAGACATGGCTATGTGGAAGGGATGGGACAGCTTTGTTTCAGCTGTTATACAGGATCATCTAGGAACTCCATATCAGTTGACGAAAGAACAATAATGGATACTCCAAATGATATGGAGCTTGGAAGTAAGATAAGAAGGGTTTTTTATGAGGCAAAGGGAGTACCTATGCCTAAAGATCCCAAATGGGAAAAAATATCCATCCGATAAATAGATCGATGGTAGATAAAAATTTGTCTAAACAAAATTCTGGATTCTTAAGTAAATTTGTCCGCGGACACTGGTTTATAAATGAATCAGGAACTGTGGATATAGAAGGGGATTTCGATTGTTCCAGCGGATTAACTGAGGATCAATTAAAACTGCCTAAAATAAAGATCAGGAGAGTGAGCGGAGATTTTAACTGCTCTAATAATAGTCTGGAGTCCTTAGAAAATTGTCCTCAAGAGATTGGGGGATCTTTTAGGTGTTATTCTAATAAGATAAAAAACCTAAAGCATTCCCCAAAAAAAGTGGGATTAAATTTTGATTGTACTAGAAATCAGATAGATTCCCTACAAGGTTGCACTGAAATAATCTATGGTAACTTTTCGTGTGATTTTAATCTTCTTAGGGATTTATCAGGGTCTCCACTTTTGGTCGATGGGGATTTTAGAGTTTCCAATAATTTAATAGAATCTCTTGAAGGATGTCCACAGGAAATAAAGGGATCTTTTTATTGTGACGGAAACAATCTCGACACTCTAGAGTGTGGGCCACAAACAGTTGGAAAAATTTATGATTGTTCAGGAAATAATTTAAAAGATCTCTCGGGATCTCCTGATGAAATCAATGGAAAATTTATTTGCTCAAATAACAAACTTGTTTCTCTCTCCGGTTCCCCTAGAAAAATCATAGGTGATTTTATATGTAGCAATAATTTCTTGGTTGACCTTGACGGATCACCTGAGATATTAGGTTCCGGATTTAATTTTTCAAATAACCTTGTAAACTCCTTGTACGGTGTTCCTAAAATGAATTCTGAAATGGTTGTGTGTTCTGGAAATGTTGTTTCGGAAAGAACCCTTAATTCATTATTAAAAGAGGTTTGTTCTGGAATCCCTTTCCATGTTTCTCTTGCTCTTTTTTGGGAATCGATAGATTATAGGGACCAGGAGCATTTAAGTCTTTATCTGGATCATATTAAAGTTTCTGAATATATTTTTAAAAATTTTTCAGGAGATCCTGCAAGGATAACTAAAATATACGACCACCTTCCAGTGCACATTAAAAGTAAAGTTATAAAAGAGATATCTAAAATGGGGAATAAAAACGGATCTTTTGAAAGATCTCTTGAAAACATTTCATCCCTAGTAGACTCTGGTTTATTTGATGATATATAATTCGTGAAGCATTTAAAAAATTTCTCCATTTTTGAGGGTGATAGCTCCGGATTCTCTAGGAAGACCCGGGACATTTTTGACATCTGGAACAATTACAGATTACAGGGTCCGCTTTTGGTAAATCTCGATAGATCTTATTTTGATACCCTTGATTGGGTGAAAGAAGATATAGTAGATAAACCCGACGATCATGTTGTAATTTGGTCCGTTACTGCAGAGGATGATGACGGATTTTTCTGGGGGTCTGATCAAGCAGTTATTGATGATCACTACGATGAAGACGTAGATTTTTCACAGGTTGAGGTTTTTGGTGACGATTTTTTTATCAATCAAATAAAAAATGCATTCGAAGAAAAGGGATTTGTATTTGATTTAGACAAAAGAAATATTCTTAAAACCGATGCATCAGAAGAGGAGATAGGGGAAATTTTTCCAAGAAGCTTGGAGTACCTCGGAATGGGCAAGCAAGGACAATTCATTATGGATGGTTATATTATCAATCCCGTCTATACCATTAGATTTGACATCCAGGGAGCGGATTTCAGTTATATCTACATTAAGAATGGGGATGGCAGCAGGTTCTGGTCAGTAATTTAAGACCTTCTTTCCTCAATCATAGAGCTTATTTTTAGAATCAATTCCTCGTTTTCTACAATTTCCTCATTATCGTCATAAACATCTATAGAGAAATATCCGCTATAAAAATCCTCTATCACCAGTGCTGTGTAGCACTTTCCATCATCCATCTCTACATTATAAGTCAGGTCGGTTTGCATTAATTGAACAAAGGCCATAAAAAAACGATTAGTGTTTCTAATCGTTTTAGTCTTTCTTGTAAAGAAGTGTCCGGAAATTATTTCTTAGCCTTCTTTGCTTTTGTAGGAGGTACTTCTGCCTTAGCCTTTTTAGCAGCGGGCTTCTTTGCAACTTCCTTTTTTGTGCTTCTGGAAGCTTTCTTAGCAGCTACAACTTCAACTATAACATCGGATTTTAGAATCTCCGGGGCTACAGCATCTTGTGTAATTTCTACCTTTACTTCTTCTACGACAGGAAGTTCTGGAGCTTTTTCTGCAGGAAGCTTTAGTGAATCGGCTTTTACCTTTTTAAATTGCTTTACTAAAAAGTAAACTCCGACAGCTACAGCAGCAAGTAATAATAATAATTTCATGTTTTTTAATTATTTCCTTTATATATCAGAAATTCCCTGCTTTTTTTGGGTACTTTTAAGTTTTTAGACTAAAATAAAAGAACCAAATAGTCTCAAATGAAGCTAGATTATAAATTAATAAAGGGGAATCTTATCGAGGTTTATCCCAAAATATTTGCGGTTTCTATTAAAAATGACTATGATCGTGCCATGTTATTTTGCAGATACCAGGAGTTTTATGAATCTCCCTTCAAAGAAATACGGGGAAAGCATTTCTCTCTAGAGTATTATATGTGGGTTTACACAAAGCAGAGAAAAAGTGAACTGTTTACATATCCTAGGGATTGGTCAGGATACAACATTCCGTCAGGAATCGTGGAAAAAGCTTTGGATGTTTTTTACTACAGAAACACTCCCTCCCCCTACGATACAATCATGAAAGACATCTATTTCCAATGTGAAAATCATCCCCTAAAATCCGGAAATCCTAGATCCAAGTGGTACTTGTTAGGTGCAGATAGTTACAAATCCCAAACCATGGATCACGAGATTGCTCATGGGATGTATTATACAAATAAATCATATAAGAAATCAGTCAAAGAACTAATATCAACTATAAAATCCAAGGACTATACTTTTCTTTGCAAAAATCTAATCAAATTGGGATATGCAAATGATAAAAAAATACTGGATGATGAAATACAAGCATTTCTTTCAACTGGTCTTTATAAAACATTTGACACAAAGGAGATCAAAAAGTACTCCGATGATTTTGTAAACAATTTTAATGAATATAAAAAATAAAATGCTACAAGAAAAATTTTATACGCTGGGAGGCAATCTAATGTCTTTTGAAAATGTAGATTTTGACCAGACCCAATCAGATGTTGAATATAAATATGGTTGGGAAGCATGTATGTACTGGTGTGCTTTTAAGAACGAAGAACTTTCATTACATCCAGATTGCTCTGTGAAAGCTGGGGATGTATTTGTAGATCTTGGTGCCAACATAGGAATGTCATCTAGGTATGCGGAAAGAATCGGAGCCAAAGAAATCCATTGTTTCGAACCCGATCCGAGAGTTTTCGGATGTCTTGAAAAAAATAAAGGTGATAATTGGAAAATCTACAACAAAGCAATTTCAGAGATTAAGGGAAAATTCGAAATAGGTTTATGGCCAGAAATAAAAGAATTTGTGGAAGTTGAATCAGTTAGTCTAAAAGATGTTTTTTCGATATGTGGATTGGAGAAGATTGATTTTCTTAAGGTTGATGTTGAGGGATGCGAAAGATCCATGTTCAATAGAGTAACTGATGAAGAATTAAGAAAGATAGATCGGATTTTTGTCGAATGGCATAAAATCGATGGAATAACGGAAAATGCAAACGAGAAATTCAGAGATGCCTTTATGAATAGGTTTAATCAAGCAGGATATAATGCTTTTGTTTATCTCGGATACCAGGATTTAATTTATTTCTGGAGGATTTAGAACCATCAAAAATGTGAGATTTTCTGAATATATAAAAGAAAAACTCATATATGGCAAAGGGTAAAGGTTCTTCTGAAAAAAGAAACAAAGTAACGTTCGGAAAGAGAAAGGGCGGTAAGGCTCAAAAATCTTTTAACAAAAGTGATCGCAAAGAAAGAAACTATAGGGGTCAAGGAAGATAATTAAAATATATGGAAAAAATATTGTTTATAGTTAGAGGACTACCGGGTTCTGGTAAATCAACTTTTGCCTCTACACTTAGCGATGTTTATTTCGAAGCCGATCAATTTTTTATGCAAGAAGGATCTTACAAATTTGATCCTTCTAAATTAAGGGATGCACATGCATGGTGTCTTGCTCAGGTTGAATCTATGATGCAAAAATCTGAACCAAGAATTGCGGTATCTAATACTTTTACCCAAGAATGGGAGATGAATTCATATTTCGAAGCTGCAAAAAAATATGGATATCAAGTTTTTTCAATTATAGTAGAAAATCGTCACGGTGGAAAAAATGCTCATGGAGTTCCAGACGATAAAATTCAAATCATGAAAGATCGTTTTCAGATTTCACTATAAAAAATATTTAGCTGCATTAGATTTCTAGCACGATTGAGGATATATAAATCAGAAAAAATCCTCATTCCGTGCGAAAGAATACACGACTTTCCACGTATACTTTTTGAGAGAGATCTCCGAAGCCACACGACCTTCGGGGCGCATTCTCCGTAAGCGAATTACAGATTCGAGGGTTTTTTCTAGAATAAAACCAAAGACCATGGGATTTCTAGAAAAGATTTTTAACCCAACCTCACAAACGCAGGTTCCAGACAAGCAGAACCGTTTCAACGCAATTCTACAGAGAATGATGGCCACGAGATGGTACATCACAGCATTAACACTTTTCACCTTTGTGATTATTGCTGGTGGTATTTTAGTGTCTATTGCTTCAGGTACCCAAGTAAATCAGGAATGGAAAGAGATTCTCCTTCTAATGCTCGGCGCATTTATCGGATCTTACAACAGGGTTATTGATTATTGGTTCAATAACGATCAGAGAGATCAAGTACTTATTCAGAAAGTTGACGAGGAAGATGATGATCCAGGAACAGAAAAGAAAACCTTTGCATTCCAGGAAGAGATAAAAAATAACGATCCTCTATCTTCTTCTGCTTCTCAATCAAAAAATGAATCATCTTATGAAGAAGAATCTATTTAAAATCCTGATTTCGGTTTTTTTACTGATGGTTTGCATTCCTGTATTTTCACAGGAAAAGAAGATTACTGTAGGTGATATAAAAAATAAAATATCGATAGGCAATCTCACAGGGTCTAGACAATTGACCTTCGGATTTAAAAATATACTACTGGAATTTTTACAGGAAAAAGACTATCCAGTAGTTGAAGATGATGAGGCTTATGATATAAAAATAAGTCTAGATCTACTTTTCTTCGATGTTGAAACTACCAAATCTAACCTGTCTGTTTTTCATAGAGATAATGCAGAAACAGTATTAAGGGTTAAAGCTTATGCATATGATTCATCTGGCAAGAAAATTAAAGAGGTAGTTATCACAGAAAAATCATCAGAGATCTCAGTTTCAACCCTCGTAATAGACGAAGGTGGCGGTATAAATCAACAATCTGTCTCTAATGTTATTAAAAAGGTTTGTGATTCCGCTATAAAACAATTATTAACAAAATGAAAAAGCTAATTTTATTTTTTGGGATATTTTTAATATCTCTCACGACGTTTGGTCAATTAAGTGTTACGCAAACAATTACCCCTACTACAGGACTGAAGGTTGGTGACACATTAACTGTAAAATATACAGTAACAAGGGGAACTACAACCCCTCGTTATTTTTGGTTGAGATACTCATTTAACAATAAAGCTTTGGCTATGGTACCAAATAGTACTGTCTTTACACAGGGATCATCAACACAAACGTTCTTTACTCTTTGGAATAATTATGCATTTACTCCATCCCAAACTGCGGCAGCAACTAGCTTGTATGCACAGTATCAAGCTACTCCTTGGGCTTACACTGCAAACAATGATTGGAATGTTGGGCAATTAACAGTTCAAAGAACTGATGCATCGATCAATGGCGACATTGCAACTCAAAAATATGTATTAAAGGATCAAAACACGTATAACAATATACATAAACTGGATTTAGCATACGCCATTAATGATACGTCAGTAAACATTTCTCCAATCACAAAAAGCTCTACTGATCTATCATTAACAAACGTAACTGGTAATACTTCCCAATTCAAGGTTAAAGTGTTATTTCCTCAGGGATATACGATCACAGATCATAATGTTCAATTAATGAAATTAAAAAATGATGGAACGGGAGCAATTGATTGGTCTGTTCCGCCAATTGCCCAATTACCATTAGATGCTACAGGCGAAGCACTATTTACAACTCAGGTTAAAGTTGGGGATTCTGTTGGGGTGTTTGTATCTCCCGCTTCTCAGAAAGCTTGGATGAATAATGTCATTACTGTATCTGATGCGTACAAAGCATTCCTAGGACATTCTCAAACAGACATTAGTGGAAATCCAACCTATTTTACCTATCCTAACTTAGAAAAACTTGTTGGTAATGTATCAAAAAATGATGCAATTTTTAATGAAACAGATTCCTATTATCTATTTGCATACGTGATGGGTCAAGACGTTTCAGCGAATGCTTTTATTCCAACACAAACCGCAACCTCCTGGAGATGGAATAGTGGTTTATTAAACCAAAGCTGGTTGGATGGTAATATTAAGAACAAGGTAACTATTGATACCCCAATTAAAGAAGTGTATGCTGTATTTGCATGGGGTGGAGATTTAGATTGGTCACATTCATCTTCGACTGCAGAAATTGTAAGCAGAATTAATGCAGGTCAATATACAAATTCAGTAAACTCGATTAATGCTAAAACGACGATGTCAACTCAATCCATGGCTTACAGAACAGAAGCATTGGAAACAGCTAAATTAAGTGTATCGTCATCCTTAGAAGCTGGCAAAGTTGTTTTAAAAGCAACATTAACTAAAGAAGAATTAGCAGGACTACAAGTTATTATGCAGTACGATAACACAAAACTAACTTTAGATAATGTAATATTTGATGCAGGAAGCACTATTACCAATTTCTCTACACACGACAATGGTAGATTAACTTTCGGTTCTATCGATCAGCTAAAGACTGCTAGAATTAAAACCGGAACACCATACAAATTGGTGTTTACTCCAAAAGTAAATCTACAAAATACCGCAGGATTATTCTATTTCGTGTTAGCAGATGCAGTAGATGCAAATGGTAACAAGGTCGACCTGACTATAGAATAATTTATGAAAAAACTCGTATTCATATTTTTAATATTGTTGAATTCAGTCTTGGTTCTAGGGCAGCAAGTGAACTCCCCAGACCCAAAAACCTTTATTCAAGGCACAGTTTCTCAAGATGCTAGTGGATTCTCTCTTAGTGGATTTAATTCAACTGTAACCCTATTATGCGCTATCGGGTTACCACAAGCACCAACAGGAACAACTTTTAGTTTAACTACAGTTTCGGGTCTTACCCCTGCAAGCGGTTATACTATGAACGGTAATAAAACTCGTTTGGCATTTACTGGAACAATGGCTAATATTAATGCTGCCTTAGCAACATTAAAAATAAACACAACAGCAACTGCAGGTGCAATTAACATTTCAGTATCTGCAACAGTAAACCCTACTGGTTATTTTTACAATCCAACAAACGGACACTTTTATAGACCTATATCAACCGGAGCAACTTATACAAATGCAAGAACATTATCATCTCAACAAACATTCAAAGGTCAACAAGGATATTTGGTAACGATAACATCAGCAGATGAAGATGCTTTTATATTTGCTAATGTTCCACAAGCTAGTATTTGGTTTGCACTAACGGATGAAGCGGTTGAAGGTCAATGGAGAATTGATGCAGGACCGGAAGCAGGAACTTTAATAAAAACTGCAAACGGACAACTTAATGGAAACGTAGTAGGACAATATAATAACTGGGCCGGTGGTGAACCAAACAATTCTGGTAATGAAGATTATGCTGTAACTAAATGGGGTGGTGGAAATCAATGGAATGATTTACCTAATAATTTTAGCTGTGCTTATGTAGTTGAATTTGGAACTTGGACTAATCCTGATGACCAAACTTTTACCGAATTCTATTCCAATAGTGTAACACATTCAAATGGTGAAACCTTAAGGTTACAATTTACCTTCGATTTTGGTAACAATATAGACGAGACCAAATTTAAAACCAAAATGTTTACATATACTGATTATGTGTCTGGACCTTACAATGAAGCGGTTACTGGAACTACCTATACATCTTTAAATGGATTAGGAAAAACAGATAAAACAAATGATATTGATCTAGTAAAAATAAATTCCGGACAAAAGGCAACTATATCAACAGGACAGGCTGAATTTTCTTATGTTAACATATCAAACAACACTACAACATTATACATTGATCTGTCCAGATTTGGTGGAGTAGATCCGTCAACAATAAGTAATGTCAGTATTTTAGATGCATATAACGGTCCAGTAACATATCAGCAAACTTCAACATATTGGGCACATTATATAGTACCCTCAGCATTAACAAAAATCACTAACGGGACGTCTTCATTTAATTCAAGTATAAGAAATGCTGGAAATAATAACTGGGCATTTATGTCCAATATATCATTTTCACAAAATCAAATTTTTAAAAATCATGCGATCTTTTTTCAATCTTATAATTCAAGCGAACTTCAGACTTTACTTTCGCAGATTGTAACAATTTCAGATGTTTATTTAGCATTTAAAGAATTTTCAGACAGGGGTATATTTGGAAATTCAAATGGACAGTATTTTCAATCGGGTATTCAATTTCAAAATGCTGATGTTAATCATGATAATGTTTTTGACGAGACTGATTGCTTTAAGTTGCTTAAGTATTTGCAGGGAACAGAAAATCTTTGGGAAAGTGCAGCTCTTCCATATGTAATGAAAATAGTTCCAAAATCCACCTATGATGATATTAATAAGAATAACTGGAACACATTCGGGGCTTATGAATTTCTGAGATCCAAATATCCTATCACTTTAAATGATGGTGTGTTAAATTCCCATGTATTAAATGTTACATGGAAAGGTGACGTAAATCTTTCGCACTCTCCTGCACAATCCGCGAGCGGATCTATAGCAAACCAATCTCTTTCTTTTTCTTCTGTTGCAATGCAGAATGTCGTTAATAGCGAGTCACCCACAGCTTATATTGTTTCACAAATTTCTGGAGATGTCTTGGATGTAATTATAAAATTCAATTCAAAATCCAATCCTATAGTCGGTACACAATTTCAAATTAATTACGATAACACTAGAATTAAATATGTTAGTACAGATTTTAAAATAAAGGGATCTCCATCAAATTTTGATGCTAACAGGGGATCTTTTATAAATCTTGGATCCTTAGTTACCAGCGGCGAACTTCTAGACCCGCTTGCAGAATACAGATTAACTTTTAAACTAAAAACAAACCTTTCAAATTCTCTAGGATTGATTTCTATAGCATCTAACGAAGCGGTAAATCAAACTGGGCAATCAATAAAAATAAGAATAGAATGACGAGGGTTTTACTAACTATATTAATTGTTTCATCTCTTTGGGGGTGTCGAAAAATGGAAATAGAGCCAATTCCTCCATCAAGGAATGAGGACATTTTTTCTACCAAACAAGCATCTGTCTCCGACGATGCCCCCATAAATTTCAATTTAAAAATCGAAGGAATTTACACGTTAACTCTCTTTGATCCTGTGAGCCAGCAGGTAGTAACAAGAGAAAGAATTTTTGGAATTACAGGAAATAACACATTCAAATTATACACGAAGGCGTTACCAACGAATCAAGTTTATTTATTGTTACAAGATGAAAACAATAATGAAATCGGAAAAACGCTTCTAGTGATAAAATAAAAAATAAAAAAATGAAAAAAATAATTTTAGCAGCATTTATTTCATCCATTGTTATGGGATGTAACAAGATGGACATTGAAATGCCTTCACCTCCAGCCCCGGATCGATTAGCTATTGAATCTTCTGTTGGTATCAAATTGGAATCACCTTTTGTTACCTCAGAAGTATCAATGAACGTTAAGAGTGATATAACTCAAACTGTAAGTATTAGGATCTATGATATCTCAAATAGAGTTGTTTCCAAAGAGACTGTAAACGTAAAGGCTGGAGATAATATTTTAAAAGTTTATACCTCAGCTTTACCATCTTCAGCATATAGGATTGGCTTATATGATTCAAAAGGAAACGAGTTAGGTATTACCGATTTTAACAAGCTTTAAATCTAGAAGGAGGGAGCAATTTATGACACGACAAATTGATGAAAAAATTAATAATATTTTTTTTATTGACAATAGCCCTCAAGGTAAATGGTCAAATCTTTACTCAGACTTATGTTGATAAATGTACAGGGGAAATAAAAACAGTAACTACAACACCCATGGGAAATGGTATGGTTGTAGTTGCTTTTTATAATCAGATAAAAACATTTTCGAGCACTGACTTGACCAACGGAACGGTTCAGACGTGGCTTAATCAGGTTTATTCTGATTATAATTCGAGGCCCTGTCCTGTTATCAGTGTGGTCCAGCAAACGGTAACCCAAGCAGTTGCCCAACAAGCAGCTGCAGCCGCAGCTTCTGCTGCATCCTCTGCAGCAAGTTCATCAGCTAGTGCTGCAGCAAGTTCTTCTGCCAGTGCTGCAGCAAGTTCTTCCGCTAGTAGTTCTGCAGCAACTTCATCGGCTAGCTCTCCACCACAGAGCAGCTCGTCGCAAAGCGGGGGTAGTTCCTCTTCAAATTCGTCGCAAAGCGGAGGTAGCTCATCATCTTCAGAATCAAAAAATGAAACTAAATCTGAGGGAACAAAATCGGAAAGTAAATCAGAGGAGAAGAAAGAAGAAAGTAAATCTGAATCTAACGAAGAGAAGAAGGAGGAAAAGAAAGAAGAATCCAAGGAGGAGAAAAAGGAGGAGGACAAGAAAGAAGATAAAAAAGACGATAAAAAGAAGAAGCAACAAAATACGAATCCAACTTTAATTGCATCAGATCTTGCAGTTACCCAGAGTGCAGATGGCAGATACACCGCGATGATTTCAACCGGCATAAGTAAGTCTTCTATGACGGGAACGAGCTCGTGGGGTTTAACCTCTTTGATATGGGCAACTTTTGATCAGTTTGCTCTAAACGGGGGCTATACCAAAATGAATTTTGATAAGGGTAAACTAAATAATATAAAATCATATTCGATGACCGCTGCTTATTTGCAGGGAAATTTTATGATCATGCAGGGACACACATACATTAGGCCACATCCTAAGATTGGAACATATGGATACAATGTGGGTGTTATCAGTTTACTGATAAAGAATGGAAACAGGTATGACTATTCTCTTTCGAGCTCTTTAGTTGGATTTTGGACCAAGCCATATCAGATGAACAAGAGACTTTCTATCTCACCGCAGGTTTTTATAACATCTTCTCCCATAGCTTGGAACCCGTCAACAAACCAGACTGTAGTTAGCAAGGATTTTGGTTATATGGGAGGTGCTTCGTATGACTATAAATTAACCAAGAGATTTGGAATGAATTTTAGTTACAGATTTGCTGGATCGACAAAAGAAGGATCCAAGATACTTCACAATTTCATGATAGGATCAAGAATTTTGTTATAGAAAAAAGATATATAGAAGTGAAAAAATCCTCATTCCGTGCGAAAGAACACAAAAGCCTTTCCACGTATACTTTAATGGTAGAGTTAGAAAACTCTCAAAAAAGCGAATTTAAGATTCGGATTTTTTCACATGAGAATAAAAAGAAGAACTGTATTAAATGTATATGTTTCTGATGACAAAAAAGAATATAATTTAAAATCATGGCAGAAGAAATGCAAGAAACAGAAGGAACTTGGACTGGTCTGAAAAAAACAATTGTGGGAACGTTAGCTACAGTTGTAACAGCCGGTGGTGCTTGGCTCGGAACTACTCTTTTCGGGGGAGGTAGTGACAATGCTGCTCCAGCTGCTGCTCCAGCTCCGATTATTAACATTACCAATTCTAACCAGCAAGCTCAGCAAGCTGCAGGAGGTAAAACAGTAATAATCAAAGAAAAAGCTTCCTCTGAAAAACCAGCAGAAAAGAAAGAGGAAAAGAAAAAAGACGAATGGACCAAAGAGGAGCCTAAATGGTAAATCTCAATCCTTTTGCAGAATATAAAAACACACGACATGAAAAAATTCTTTTCACAGCTTTTTAGCGACGACAACAGTATTAACGAAAAATCCGTTGTTGGGTTCTTAGCTTTCGTAATGATGGCATTATTTGCTGTCGCCGACATTGTAACAGGTTACTTGGGTAAGGATTTAGTAATCAATGAGTTCATCTTTAACGCCTTCCTTTGGTTGGTACTTGGATCTTTTGGAATAGGATCCGTTGATAAGTACATCAATAAGAAGGGAAGTTCTAATGACGAAACTGTTGAGTAAGAGTCAAAAAAAAGAGTGTAGGTAAATCCTACACTCTTTAAAATATTATAAAATAAAATGAAAATCTTACAACAAGTAGAAAAATTTCTATTCACAACATTTGCTCTATCAGCTACAGCATTTGTTTTTTGTGCATTTTGTGTACAACTGGCTTTTGTTTATATGCACTTTACCAAGACCGAAGAGGAGCAACTCAAAATCTCTAATGATATAACTTGGAAAATCGACGGAAGATGGGGTGATACACCAGGTAATATTTGGTACGAAGGAAAATAATCTCATATACATGAAAAAGATTTTATTCACCCTAATATTGGGACTGATCTCTGCTGCATCATATGCTCAGGTAGTAGGACAAACTAAGACTGAAGATTATAAGGCTTCCTTCGAAAAAAAGATTAACATAGATTCATTAATGGATTATGATGGTCCAACAATACCAATTCAGCTATTGAATCTTGGTATTAACGAGGAGGTTTATGCCATGTATCCGGAACTCAAGGATAAAAGAGTAGGTCTAGGAGTGACTAATATCGTAATTGAATTCTTCGAAGAAATGGGGAGATTCACTTTCACTGAGGATAAAACGGAAATTAAAAATAGAATGGTAAAGCAATTCCAAGCAAGCCAATCGGGATTTACTGAAAACAAATTAGACGGAAGAGGAAAGATAAAACTTGCTAGATACTTTGTTTACATTGAAGTTTATGATTTTTCAGTTTCTGAAGATGAAACCGTTAATCTAAAAAATGGAGTTAAAAACACTATGGTTACTAGACTTGGTATGCAAGTTAAATTTGTTGATGCAGAGACTGGAGAATTTTTTACAGGATCTGGATTGGGAGAAGCTAAAACCGTAAGGGAATTAACATTGATGAATGATGAAAATTTCTCAGAGGTTAAGTTTAACCAATCGACCATAGGAACTTCTACAAAGAAAGCTTTGGAAATTGCTTCTAGTAGAATTTTAGTAAGAATGATAAAGAAGGGTATTTTCCAAAAATAATCCTAAATTATTTTTCTTAAGACTATTCTTTAGTCACGACCTAAAGTAAAAGTATTAAGATGAAAAATAAAATCTATGAGGGAATAATATTTACCCTCATATTACTAATCACACTGTCCGGAATTTCTGGATGTAAAAATTCTAAAGAACAGAAAATGCCTACAGTTGAGGCATCAATTCCTTCCAAGGATACAATTCCAGTCCATGATACAGTGTATGTTGAAACTGAGGTTGAGGTGCAAGTTCCTGTAGAAATAATCAAAGAAAGAATAGAATATAGAGAGGTAGAAGCTAAGGTCGACACTGCTGCTATACTTGCTATATTTTTACAGAAAAAAAGCGTTATTGACACGCTTAAGCTAGAATATGGATACATTTATTTAACCGATACCCTATCAGGAAATTCCATAGTTTCTAGAAAATTCATCCCTAAAATTAAAGTTCCTTCCAAGGAAAAAATAGTTTACGAAGAAAAAGAGCCAGAACCATCTTTTTATATTGGAATCAACTCTGGATTAGACAAACCAAATTATGTTTACAACTTGGGAACTTCTCTATTTTATCAAACACCAAGATCTGGGATGTATCAAGTGGGTATTGGGGTTTGGAATCAAACCATAGATGGGATTAATGGTAAATTCGTTCCCTATATTACAGGGGGTTACTACTGGAGAATAAATTTAAAAGGTAGAAGGGAAAAATAACCAATATTTTTCGAATCATTTTTTGTCTTCCTGGATATAATCTGATAATGAAGATTACAGCAAATCCAAGACTCTGCCTTCTTTATTTTGACTTTATCATTGGGGAATTTCAATATGATGTTGAAATAAAGCAATATCTAGATTCCCCTAAAGAGGTTGAAATCCGGGTTAAAAATAATTTGGGGAATATTGTAGAAGATCCCAATTTAATAGGAATCATTAAGAATTATTCAATGCAAAAATATTCCATTGGATACGAAGATTCAAAAATTAATTCTGGATATTCATCCAGCCCTGATACTAGATTAGATCCTCCAATATAATATTTAAAAATGGTCATCGAGAAAGAAAATTTTCTAACTGCTGAAGAATGTGACGAATTTATCCAAGAATCAAGTTCTCACTTTTTTAGAACTAGTACCCTAGGAAAAGAAATCGAAGGATATAGGGTTGCCGACGGAGCTTGGCTTTCAAACAGCCTTGATATAGTTAAAAATCTCAAGGAAAAGGTAAACGAAGAATCAGGAATTCCAGTACCAAATATGGAGGGAACTCACATAGTAAAGTATGAAGTAGGAGGGGAATATAAGGTCCACCATGATTTTTTCCATCCAAATGAATCCTATTTTCCGAATGAGATGAAAAGAGGTGGGCAGAGACTAAAGACTGCACTCGTATATTTAAACGATGAATTTACTGGGGGAGAGACAGAATTTCCAAAGATGTCGATAAAGGTTAAACCTAAAAAGGGCAAGCTTGTTTTATGGGATAACACAAATCCTGATGGGTCCCCAGACTATGAAAGTTTACATGCTGGACTTCCGGTAGAAACTGGAACCAAATACATAGCAGTGGTTTGGATCAGAGAATCAACATTTTTCTAAGATAACATTTTTATTTTCAGTTTTCTGTAATTATTTTTGACAAAAAACAAAAGTGTCACACGATATCACTGCTTTTTCTAAGAATTCAGGAGAAAAACTCTCCTCCCTTTCGATTGGAGCATTCAATCAAGGTAAATCCTGGATTCTTTATGAGTCACTAGATTGTAATGAATGCAATTCTGGTGTTTCAGGATCGGGAACTTCTAAAACCTTTACTGAGGATAAAATTAGAATCTCGATTTCAAAATTTAGATATCTTCTAGGTGAGCCAGAAAATGAGCTATATCATATAGTGAAAGATTCAAAGCCGTGCAGATCCGCAACTGGTTTATTGCACAGGGTTTTAAGATCCATTGGAGCTAGACCTTCTGTGGCAGATGTAAAAATATCTTTAGATAGGGACTCCGCGGAAGATGTTGAGAGATTCCTCGAGGAAATTCAAAATTCTGGGGAGGTCTTAGTGGAATTTAATTAATTTCCGCATATCCTTAATTTTTTGGAACTTTTTGAGTGGTTTAGAGTATAAACTATGTATTTAATTAATGTTTAACTTTAAATTATTTAAAAAGATGGCAAACAAAACAAGCCGCACAACTGGAAGCAGAAAGCCTGCTAATCCGACTGCAAAATCTGTTTATCAGATGACAATGGGTGGAAGAAAACTTAAAAAGTATGCTTCCATTCGCCAAGCTGGTGTATCAACCAACGTTGATCCAAGTAGCATCTCTAAAGCAACTAGAGGGGTACTTAACACAGCTGGCGGATTCCGCTGGCAGACTGTTTAATCGGATTATCGATTAATTTTGGACTCCTCTTAATTGGGGAGTCCATTTTTTTATCCCTTTTTTATGGTTTACGACTTCTATGGAAAATTCTCTGAGATCTATCCAATTAATTTGGAAGATTTAAAGTCTCCAGAAAGAGACAAATGGGGATATTTTTGGGACATGGAAGATTATATGTTTAAGGATAAGAATGGCAGAGGATTACTATTGCAGGGTATACTTTTAAGCACACCAAAAGATTTTGATACATTTACTAAAATCTTTGATCATAATTTAAGAAAGACAACTTTTAATTCTTTATTAAAACTCACAGAATCTTTAATAGAGAATGTATATGAAATAGGCCCACAAGATCCAGATTTTACAGAATCTGCTGAATATGGCGCATTTAAATATTTTTGCGATGAATCTCATAAGGTTGGGGAACAAAGGAGGGAATACTTTGAAAGTCTCAATCTTTCCGTCAGAAGAGGTAAAATCTGGATCTCACTTAACCCCTACTGGACGGATTTAATCAAAAAAGAAACAGAGGATTTTTGGGGTCCGGAAATAAGAGTTTTTAGACTTCCTGATCGTTATTTTGTTATGAACAGGAAAGATCTATGGGAGGAGACAATTATAGAGGGGATGGAGAAATTAGACGAGAATAAAATTTGGGAGGATTTTTCATACAAATTTCCCACGCTTGTTAAGCACATAGACCCGGAAATTCGCCAAAAAATTGGGGTCAATTTTTTAACCAAGGCGACCGATTGGGGATTATTTTAAAATCCTTCAAAGATTTAAAATGCCACCGAAGTATTATTTCTACCAGTTTCATTTCGTGTCTATAATTAAAAAATGGAATATCCTGCCCAGTTAAAAAAGGATCTCTACGAAAATTAAATAGATAGAGGTAGCACGATAACTAAATTTTATAAAAATGTAAATGGAATCGGAAAAAAAAGAAAAAGAAATCAACAAAGAAGAAGCGAGCACAGAAACAACAAAAGGACCATTAACTGACCTAGAAGTAGCTAAAAAAATGCTTAATTTGAAACAGAGCGCAGACTCTCGGAATATAAAGTTCGATCTTTCTTTTGTCACATTAAAAGAATTAATGGAACAAAAAAAGTGCTTTTATACCGGGAGAGTTCTTGAACCTAAGGGAGATTTCTCCTTAAGCATTGATAGGATAGACAACAAACTAGGATACATTGAGGGTAATGTTGTTGCATGCACTGTTGATATAAACCGTAAGAAAACTGATATAACTATAGATGAGATTGAAATGATCCACAAGGCTATCCAAAAAGCAAAAAAAGGATCTTCAATCTCAAAGGAAGAAAAAACTGATTAAATCTAGGATTTTTTGATGAATACCTCGGATATAAATCTTAAAAATGCTAAGCTTATATTGAAGTGGTGTTACGATAATCTGGGTAATTCTAAATATAGAAGTTTTTCTAAATTAAAGATTTCTATATCCAGAAGCATTAAAACACCAGGCCTTTATGAGGAGGATGGTGAGTGTAGCGTGATTTATGTCAATCCTGACAAGCATCGCAGTTTTAATGAGTTTATAGATACCATAATACACGAATACACGCATTTTCTTCAGGGCCTAAGATACTATGATCAAATCATGGAAATAACAGGCTATGACAAGCATCCAATGGAGCATTCTTCGAACCTTTTAGCCATAATCCTCAAAAGAAAGTGCAGGAGGGAGGTTTTTTCCAATTAATTTAGTTTCCTTACATTTACCTATTAAACTAATACTATGGACGGTAAACAATGGAAAAAAGAGGAGCTAGATTTTCTACTTTCCAATTATGAAAAAATGAGTTTTAAAGAGCTTTCTGAATCCCTGGGAAGAGGTATAGAAGGAGTAAGATCTAAGCTCCATCGGATGGGCATCCGGAAAGGAAAAAAACCGGATCAGAACAACAAAAACAATCTGATTAATAAATCTCCCGTCGGTAAAGCTAGTCAACGACCAGATCCCAGAATAAAAGAGAGAACCAGATTAAAAAGGAGCTATCCGAATATAGAGAGGGATTTCAATAAAATGATTCCTGTTATAATAGACAATAGGACTAGAATCTATATAAAAAGCGGGGAGGATCCTGAAAAAGCTCGGGAAAAGTATATGGAAAGAATGCTACAAAATCCCCGTTTCTAGTGCATTTTTAATATTTGTATCCATTTATTAAATTTGGGATAATATGAAAGCATTCCATATTTCGCCTAAGAAGAATCGTAAGAAAATACTGAACGAAGGATTAAAACCCACATTGGGTCCAAGATCTAAAAGATTTGGGGAGAGGGAGCCAAAACTCTTTTTGACACAGAATATAAAGGATTCAATTGACCTTATCAATATAAGATTCTTTAATTCCCATCCAGATTTTATCGACGGGATTGATATCTGGGAGGTTAATATAATAGAGCCTTTCGATGTGAATAAAGACGAAAGGTTTCCACGAGGATTTTATATAAAAGAGGAGACTAAAGTGGAGAACATAAAGCTAAAAAAATCATTTAAGTGGGTAGAATAAATAAAAAAACAATTTTAATTATGAAGTGGTTAAAGCATGAAAATCGTAGGGTAAATTTAGAAAATGTGGTTTACTTCGAATCTGTGGATTTCAAAAGAAGGGAAGAAAACGGGGAAGTCAAGGCGATATTTGCAATAAGATTCGTCTATTCAACACCTAGGGATGAGGTGAATTTTGAATTTTTTAAATTTGAAGAGCGGGAGAATTTTATAAAATCTATTGACGATAGTTTGTTTTCACAAATGGTATAAGACAAGAGAAACTCCAGGTAACACTTTCGATATAAATACAAATAACGTGTTACCTTGGAAAAATCCGTGCATTATGACGTGTATCCCAATTCTGTTTCAGAGCTTACTGAGAAGCTGCTAGAAGGTCTAGAAGAAGAGGGATTTTTTGAAAGAGAAGGTGCTGACTATAATATCACTTTCAAGAGGTTTGCAGATACAGTTTTTAGAAATTGGCTATCTGGTGAGGACCTAGAAAACATCTCAGAAAAAGAATTTTCACAAATTTTAAATCTTTCCATAATCCAATCTGATTTAGAAAGTCTCAGAGGTAGAGGTGTTTTAGAGACTATAGAGAATGAAGAGGGAGAACCTATGTATTTTTTAACAGAAAAGGGAAAGGGTGAAATGGAAAAATTTATAGGAAAAAATAAATCAGTTCTATGAACAATCTTTCGTGGTCTAAAGAATCAACCCCTAAGAAGACAATAGAAAAAGAAGAACCCCCCAAACCAAAGAAGAAGATTTCATATAAAAAAGAGATCGAGGATTTGGAAAAGGTAAAATCTAGGTTGAAGGAAAAGTATGAAGTTTTTGCAATCAATAGGATTTCGAATGCTATATTAGAGGTAGAAACAGCAATTCAAAACCTTAAAAAACAAGAATATTATGATGCTTAATGTTGAAAGAAATAAAGGAGAGCGAAATAAAAGCAGCATCATTAAAATTTGTAAAAGAGAGGTTTGGATTTTCTAATTTAAAAGCAGGAGATGGATCTGATATAGATTTAAAATCGCACAGAATATCATTTGAGGCTGGTATGAAAATTTTATTAATCAATTCAGGCTTCGTAAAAGAGGGGAAGAAATATATCCTCAAAAAATCCCATCTTGTTTAAAAGATCTGTAAATATTATAATTCCTGCCAGAATGTCTAGCACTAGACTTCCAGGAAAACCTTTGGAAAGAATAGGAGATAAAACTATGATTCAAAGAGTTTATGAAAATTGTAAAGATACAGATGCTTCTGATGTTTATGTTGCAACAGATTCCCAAGAAATATACGA